GATCACGTTACTGAAGAACTATGTTCCTACGTTAGCAGAACGGAATGTAATTGCCACTGAGTCGATGGCAGCTATGGTCGTTTCTGGAAATATCATTGAAGCAACGGGTGCTTCTACAGGTATTGCTGATGTCCTCGGTGATTCTAGTTTAAGAACTATTGTCGATGCGTCAGGTGCTTCCACAGGTGTAGCAACTGCTTTAGCTACAGCAACATATATCACTGGTTCAGTTGGTTCTGATACTAGTTCTGCTACTGCAAGTGGTAACACTAGTTCAATTGCTGGTGCTACTTCACCTGTTGCTGGTGTAGCCACAATTGCTGGTCAAAGTGCTTATAAATTTGGTGGTGTGGGTTCTGCATCTGGTATAGCCGTTACCAATGCTAGCTCTCTTGCTATTACTTTGGTAGCAGGCACAAGTGCAGGTTCTGCTACTGTATCAAGCAATGCGAGTGTTATTTCGGCTGCTACAGGTGCATCGTCAGGCGTTGCTATTGCCAACAGCCCATCATCCAGTACTGTTGATTCTGTGGGTAGTTCAGTTGCTAGTGCAACTACGAATGGTGCTACAGCTAAGATATTGAGTACTGTTGGAACAGATGCAGGTAGTGCCACTGCTAACAGTACTTCAGCTAATCGCTTTCTTACTACGGGTGCTGTTGCAGGCATTGCTACAGTTAATGCTGTCAGTGGTGCTCGTGTTTACTCGTCTGGTCAATCTAACGGTAGTGCTGTAGTTGATGGTTATAGTGGTGCAAGTACAGCCACTCTTATTAGTGTTTCAGGTTCTTCAGTTGGCATTGCAACTACTAACGGTCAAGCCAGTGCAAGGCAGGCAGTCACAGGTCTTTCGCAAGGAACCAGCACAGCCAATGCTCCTACCAGTTATGTTGTTGAGTCTGAAGGTCTTGCTTCAAGTTTGGCTACGAGCACGGGTGCTTCTGGTGCATTGAACCAAGCAACTGGTAGTGCCTCTGGTATAGCTATTTCCAACGGTGGTAGGGCAGCTTATACCAAGCAAGCTGTAGGTAGTTCTGCCGGTAGTTCTACTGTATACGGTTTTGATTTCTATTCAGTTGACACTTTTGCTGATGGTTCAGCAATTGGAACCAGTGAAGTAATTGGTCAGTCTGGGTATGTCGTTGGTGCTGAAGGTCAGTCTCAAGGATCGTCTGCTACTGTTGCTAGACTAGGTGTGATCATGCAGGGCAATGGCTTCTCAGCCGGTGCTGCATTGGTTCAGTCTAGGATCACTAACATACTTGACACTGCTGGTTCAGCTTCAGGTAAGACTGTAATAGTTGGACGTGCTGGAAGTATTAAATCAGGTAAAGGTAGGTCTGTTGGTTTTGCTATAGTTCTTGGGCACATACAGCTAAATAGTTATAGGGATAGTGAATACCGCATGTACCATGTTCCTGTAGAAGACAGGAATCTGTATATAGAAATTGAGCAGCGAATGCTGGATATTCAATCAGAACAACGTGTTATTGACACACCTACCTAAGAAAAAACCTAATCATGTCTAAGTCTTACGATCTTACTGACCCAAGCAAGCCCACTATTATCAAAGCAGTGGGTGCTACTTTGGATTACTCACAGTCTTGGAAAGTTTGGCTTGCTAAGGTTGGTGACACTATTGCCAGTGCAACAGTCACAGTTGAAGGGACACTTGCAAAGCAAAGTGAGCCTGTTATTACTGATGGGGTTGTGTCTCTGTTGATTTCAGGTGGAACTGTGGGGAAAGTTCACAGGGTGCTCTTCACGATTGTGACGCCTACCCGAACAGATCAACGATCCATCTACTTGAAAATAGTGGATCGCTGATCGGTAGATTACTCTACCAGTACAGGATCAGCGGCAGCAAGGCCACCAAAGATAGTCACAGAAGCCATGTCTTGAACACTAAACTGTTTATACAGTCGTTCTTGCACATGCTGGAATAGTGTGTGACTCACAGCAAATTTGATGTGGTTATCATTTGGGTCTTCATGATGAATCACACCTGCATTGGTAAAACCAGCAGGCATTGCTGTCGCACTAGGAAGTATGCGAGCAACCTTAGTTAGTGGGTTGTATGCCAAGTTTCTATCAGCCATTTCATTACCTTTTCAAGAGTTAAATAAAAAAATAAACCACTTACTCCCTTGTGGGGAGTAAGTGGTCATTTTAATCAACTTAGCGAGTAATCTGCTTCCAGAATGAGTTTCCACATATCTGGATTTGGTTTATACATAACGATTGGCTTATTAAGCACGCCCGTCAAAATAGTTTGCAGCATTTTGCTTTTGGCAATAAGTGCGAGTTGCAGGTTGTACTGCTTGCGAAGATCATTGGCATAGGATGGCAGGCAACGGAAACAATCATGGATTGTCAGGATTTCAAATGGCTTCTTAGGCAGAGAGTCAATGAGATCAAAGATCGCTTGACGGTCTACATAACGAGCATTGAAGTCAGTGATGTGATCAAGGATACGAGCAGACAAATAACCGCTTTCCTTGTAGTGATCCCACAAGGTCAGCAGCATGTCAGTATTATCATCAGGCACCAGCAGATGCTCAGCAGCTACATCACGGCCATGCTGAACTACAGCTTCAAGTGCGTTGTAAACAACGACACTATCGTAGTTGCAGCGACGGTTCATTTCACGAACTACTAAACCATCCACTGAGTGAATGGTGTTGGCTCCAAGACTACGACCTTCAGCACTAGGTGCATTGACGTAGTAAGTTACTTCATAAGGTTGCTCAAGATAGTGGAATGTTTCTTCCACTTTGCTCTGTACTTTCACATGTACATGGAAGTTGTCAGGCAGTACCCATGAATGTATGGATACGGTGTCATCCCACATTTCTTGGAACATTGTGTTTAGGTTCCAAGCATAGGGAGCATTGTCAGACATCGTTTTGTAAAAGATGCTCAACAGTTCGCCTTCACCAAAAACTTCTCTGGGTATAGCAGTAGAGCCATACAACGCAGTCATGATTGCACTCTTGCACATGTCACGAGTGACATTGTTAGAGGTATCACATGCGTCAAGCATTGCTTTGTAAATGATGCTGTAAGCATCTTCACGATGACCTGTGCTGATAACACCACAAAGCTTTGCAGCTTCCATGTCACCAGTAAGGCAAGCTAGCAGTTGCAGACCTGATGAGCAGCCATCCAATGAGATTGGGTAACCACTTGGTTTGCCTTGGTTCACATCACGCCATGCCATAACGCCAGCGTAATATAAAGCAGGAGTGTCAGCTTGTTTGATTTGATCAAGCAGGTTGTGCTCGTTCTTATCGAACCAAGCAATACGCTCGTCCCAATCCTTTTTGTCTAAACCAAAGGAGTTGGCAATATCAATTTTGAGGTATTCACGGGGTGTAAAGGTTTGCATGACTAACTCCTAGTGGTTGTTGATTAAGTGAAAGACAAATAGCAGGTGAGTGCTATGAGTAGGACTGTCCAGAGAATTACTTCTGGAGCACTATTAGGGTTGAAAGCTTCCTTATCAAGCAATATTACGCACATGAGTTGCGTAGCTATTTTGATAGTCCACAATACAAAGAGTATTGCGAGAGTGATTTCTAACCATTCAGGCAGCGTGCTCATACTAGTTCCTTCTTCTTGAACCTGTATGTGTGACCTGTCAGTGGCTTACCTGTGTCATCTATGACAGTGACATAGGCAGGCCATGTAAAGGTTTCTTCACGCATTTCAGGTTGGTACTTAGTTACGGTGTACTCTTTACCACTGGTGATACTCCAGTTGTACCAGCCAGTAGCAATAACAGTTTCACCTACTTCAAAGGTGTTTGATGTGTGTTTCATATCAGTTCCTTGTTTGAAAACTCTACAACGGCTTTGTTCCAAGCATTACCTTGGTAAGTGACTTGATAGCCTTGGCAGTAGGTACGGCCACGCTTGTCATACTTATGAGTGAGATAGAGTTCGTTACCCTCACTCAGCAGAAGCTTCATCACATCACGGGAAGTACGGTCATACTTCTCAAATGCTTTGACTCGCTTACGGTACTCTTCCAATGATTCACCATCTTTAGGCTTGTCGAGGTTCTTCCATTGGTTCCTAACCATAGTCATGACTTCCTGATTGATAGTCAGGGCCATTGCATTGCAACGGTTAAGGTGATCTAGGCACACATCATCATCAGTCTGGTTGTCCTTGAGAATGACAGAACCAAACTTATTGATGCGATAGCCATTGTGATCATTGTCTTTAATGACTTCAGGTGCCACTACCATAGGCAGTGGGTATTGGTACTTGTCAATCTCTATTTGAAGTTCAGAGCTTACTTGAGCTATCGTTATCAATAGTCCAATACGAGGATCAAAGTCCACAAGATCAGCATCAGCACACTTGCAGATTTCATCAGCAGTACGCTGTGAGTCTTGATAGTGGTGACGCAGAATGCCTACCAATACGTTGATTTTGCAACGCCTTTGGATAGCCATATGTGTGAGCAAATCAATACCGAACTTAGGATCAATGTTGTGTTGTTCCATCACTTCAGTGAACTGTGCAATGTTCTGCATCTCTTGCTTGATACGTGGTATCAATTGATGCTTGTCGAACAAGTCTTCTAGTGTTGATTGCAGTAAGTCTTTATCAGTTAGCTTGGACATGTTGGTTCCTTGGTGTATTAACTAGCGTTATAGAGTTCCCCAGTACATGTGCTCGTCACCCAGTATGGGTTGCCAAGCAGTGTCGAATAGACAGTTAAGGGGTGCTTTAGCGAACAGAGGTGCAATCATTGCATCTGTATAACCAGCTAGGCCACAGCCTATACGAGTTACTTGGAAGACTTCTTCATTGCATCTTTCAGCTTCAGTGATGAATGCTCGGACGTAATGAACAACTCTGTGAGGTGGTAGTGTTTGAATACGACCATCTTTGGTAGGGATAGCGAAGCTAGTGCCTTGAAAGCCATAGCCTCTACCCCAGATAGCACCACGTTCGTTGAGTGCGAACTTAGCTGCACCAGCACCGTGAATGCCAGCCAGATTAGAACCAAATACAAAGATCATTTCATTGCCTTTTAACAACGTAAGTTGCTTTAATTGTTTGATTCACATCTCTGTATTGTTCTATAACCAATTCAGCATTAGCTTCAAAAACTACTTTGTCAAAAGTTATTGATGGTTTGTCTGAATACTCAAGAGTGATTCTTATGGTGATCATTCTGGTTGGCGTAATGCACATCATTAAGCTCCAGGAAATAGGCCCAATGCAGAGCATGGGTTGAGTGTTAAATAGACAGTTAATACTTCCATGTCCTCCTTGCGACGATGTTCTACGGAACGTACTTCGGCACCGGCTGTATAGGAAGCTGTTCCTTCGTATTCCCATACAGGATGGTGTTCACCACGTAGCCATTGAACCAATGCAGCTTTAGCTGATCGTTCACTTATGAAGATACGTGGTTGTTCGGCTTGTTCTTTTGGTTCCCAAAAGCTAGAGCCTCTTTTTAGATGACCTGTTGGTTCAGGCATGTAGAAACCAGTTGGTTTATGCCGTATAAGGTAAAGAGGTTTGATCATTTGTTTCTTTCTTTTTAAACTGATCTATTTCTTGTGTATAACCCTTAGCTACATACATTCCAGTGCCTGTAAAGAGCACTAGAAAGATCATGAAGGTAAACAAGAGCTTGTTAGTGTTTTCTCTACGGGCAATCATTTCATTTCTCCCTAAAGTGAGCAATATCCATAATGATGGTGAATTTTTGTATTACACCGCCTGTGTTAACGTCGATAAACAGATGCTTGTTAGTATTGCGTTCCAATACCCATGCACCTGTTTCTATGCGGTCGGCTGTACTACGCAGTGCGTATATCAGTTCCAACTCTTGTTCGTTGAGTTTCATTTAATAGTTCCTTAATAGATTGTTTACGCAACAATATAGTGCAACTAGCGTGGTAGTCAAAGAGGCTTTCATAGTAAGCAGCAGTCTTACCAGTTGGGTCAGATGCTGCACGTTCAGCAGCAGTGGGTGTTAACTTGATGGGTAGTTGGCAATGTACGCAGTTCATTTCTTTACTGTCCTGTAGGTAACTTGTACAGGTGAAAGTTTGGAATGTTGTTCACATACTGAGTAGTTGAACCGAGGTTCAATGCCAATCTTGTCTGTACTGCCACAGATGCAACAAGGTTTATTACTTTCGTAAAATCCTTTGCTACGCCAGTCAGCTTTAATATCTTCGATTTGAGCTTTGACCATAGCTTCGTAGTAACCTTTACCACTAGGAACCATATGCAAAGCATGGCATTGATTGCTGTAGGTAGTAGCTGCTTTGAGCATTACTTGGGTTGGTTCAGTGGGTAGATCGTATTTCATGACTATCTCCAGACGTTAAAAAGCCCCATTTCTGGGGCTGTTTGTTTACTTAATTACTGAGTGTGCCAATCTTCTGCAAGCACGTCAGCGTGTGATAACACATAAGGAACACGCTTTGGTTTGGAATTACCATAATGTGTTCCACATGCATTTACGATGAATATGTATGGCTCACTCATCTTGCTATTCTCGTCAGGCGTTTGTAATTCAAGCCATTCTTGAGTATGCCAGCCTGAGCGATAAACTTGAAAGCCAGCTTTTAAGTTCTTTAAAGCATGGCTGAATGAGACACCTTTGGTGTTCTGTGCTATTTCTGGCTGGTCAAGCCATGTAGCATAAGCACCGTAGTTCACAGGCATGACATTACCATTCTTGAGTACAGGTACTTTGTAGATGTATTGATGGCTATCATCAGCATATTCAATATTAAGATCGACATTGTTATAGTCATCTACACGGCAGATAGTTGCTAAGTATCTTTGGTTCACTGTATCAGTTGTGTTAGGCCAGTAGTCAACTGTGGCTCCAACAATAGGTTTGATGAATGAAGACATACTTTCTCCTAAGTTAGTTAATGTTGTACTTACTCTTCAATAGCTAATAGAGCTACAAAGTATTGGATGAAAGACAGATGTTTTAAGATGAAGGCTCTTTGAAGGAGTCTCCATTTAGGTACTGATCCTTGTGAGTTAATCAGTACTAAAGAGTAGTTTGTCATTTAAGCACCTTCGTTAGTTTGGTTCAGCCGAAATTACGTAATGGTTCGCTGATTTGATTACGTAGCATCAAAATGATGTTTTCTTTTGCCTGAAGACCACTAGGACTTCTGCCATCACTGAGTACGTATTCTTCCCAAGCTTCTAATGCTTGAGCTAATACGGGATGTTTTGCTGCCTCTTCAACAAGTTGCCTATGACTTGCATTGCCTCTTTTCCAGACGCTAGGATCATCTGAATAATCAAAGAACCAATCATGCAAGGCAAGTTTGTTGATGTATTTGACAAATTCTTCTAAGGTAAGCATTTCAATTCCTCGGTTGAGTTTTATATTCCATCCAGTGAATTTTCTGGGCAGAGATTTCGTATGTAGCTCCACAAGTGTCAAGACTAGCTTGGAAGCTAGAACAGACACTTGGTCGATTGCTCTGTCCAAATATTGAACAGAGGTTGTTGGTTAAATTTACACAAGGCTCTCCAGCTTTCTTCCCGTTAGGCATACCGGGAATTGCTGAAGAGATGGAGATTTCAATGCAGCAAGCAGAGCATTGATTGCATTTCATTTTTAATATCTGACAAGTATTGTTTGTTTTTGAAGGTCGTTCATGCAGCTAATCATGTGATAAGTGCCTTTGCTTTCACCATCCCAGAATGCTAGTAAAGCATCTGCTTCTCTAGCCATAGTTGCATTGCGAATAAAGCCAGCACGTTTACCTTGTTGATCCCAGTCAGCAGGCATTCTTATTGCTGCAAGGCCATACTGGGTTGCATAGAGCAGACCTAGATGATCTGCTCCACGAGCACAGCCACTGATGATGGTTATCTCAGTGTCTGGGTGCATAGAATTAACTACTTTCATAGCATTCTCTAACGTTGGATAGTCGTTGAAATCACGACCACCAGCAATGATTAAGTTGAGTTTCTTCATGGATTTTCCTTAGTTAAATGAACTTCATAAGCGACGACAGGAGCAATAGCCAAAGTACTGATAGTCTTATAGGTGTCTATCGTAGTAAAGTTGAATAAGTAGACTTATAGTCTTTCATTTTCTACTTTACTGAGTTTAACTAAGTAGAACTAAGTTAGTCCATCTTTAACTTAAAAAGCAGTGTGAGCTAGCCCTTGATAGGACTGCTCACAGCTTTAGATAAGTCTAATGATGGCTGTTATGCTGATCATAGAACTGGTAATGAACATTGAAATGATAGCGATACGGTCAGTGACGGACATGGTTGATTCTCCAATGAATTGTTGAGATAAAAAAAGGCACCACTACCTAACCCGAAGGTGGTAGCGATGCCAATTATTTAGAAGGTCTGTTTACGCAGGAACGGATTAACGTTCGGATCAGCAAGAGCTGCATTACTGCCAGCATCGTTGACACGACGCAACTGAACTTCAAGCTTAACGATACGCTCTTCGCCGGGCTTGAGATCAGCACCGGCTGCAACGAGTTGCTTGAGCAAATCATTCTTAGCTACTTGCATAGCTGCGAAGGTTTGATTGCTGCTATTGGTAGCGACTTCTTCCATCGTATCCAAGGGCAAGCCCATTGGCAGATTGATGAAGCGAATGTCTTTGTTGCCTTCGGTATCTTCTACTTCAACAGAATAACCAAGGTTGATCCAAAGTTGAGCTTTAGGACGGTCAGCCTTACTTGCAGGAGCAGAAGACTTGGCACCGAAAACTTGTTTAGAGATGTCGATTTGGTTGGACATGAGAAATACTCCAGTTAAAACTAACAGGGCGAATTTGCCCAAAAGCGCCGTCAGGCGCTATCTTTTACGAGGGTTTGTTAAACAACTAAATAGTTGAATAACGAGTACAGAATTGCTACTCCACCGAAGATTACTGTGTATGCCAGTAATACGTGGAGTAAACGACTGTAGTAAATTTCTAGTACGAGCATGATATTTCTCCGGTGAAATGTTTAAAAGACAGATTTGGTTTTGAACAATCTCAAAAGACAGATTTGTTTTTGAGAGATTTTACTTTTAACTTTTTTTAAAAGTAGGATTTTTAAATAGAGATTTGTTATCTCTCTATCTAAATTAAAAAGGCCGAATGGCCTTTAGTCTTATTCTTGTTTTGTATCAAGAAGGGAATAGAAGTGATCAAAGGAAGCTGCATAAGCAGGATCTTTGTGTTTCTTAGCATCAATTGTTTTAGCTGATGTAGCTAATTGATCTGCTAGTTCTACCTTAGTAGTCTCTTGAAAGACTTTATGTTCTAAGTCATAGCGATATGCTTGCTCTTTAGCTTGCTTTTCTACGAAAGCATTGAGCATCTCTGCACCCTTACCTACGCTACTGATGGTAGACGTGAGGGTGTTAGCAGTGGTTGATACTGTAGTAAGTATGGAACCAAGGGTGAAGCGTGATGTGGACATGAGGGTAACTCCAGTTAATACGAGGCGATAGTGCCATGAGCGCCGACAGGCGCAATGACATGGGGTGTACCTACGTGTATGGAGTGTGTGTATACCGGGGGGTATGTGTATGTGTAGGGGCGTGTAAGCCCCGATACTATAAAGCTGTACACAGCAATGACTAAATTAAAAAGTTCCAAAAAATCTGCGAGATATTTTCTAGAACTTTTCCTGTCTATCACAGAGTAAGTCTGTACTTGTCCTTCTCTCTGTACTCATAGCGTTGTGGAGTGTCTATACGCATATGGAACTCTTTAAGTCCCATGTGTATGTGTTGGTTCAATATATTAGATAGAGCAAGAAAGTTTATAGACTCCATAGCTTGTGGAGAACCACCAGTACAGTTCATCAGTAACTGTGGGTAGTTCTGGTTCGGTCTACCTTCGTATGTATATACAAGGTGACTACAGTACAGAGCTATAGTTGCAAAGGCATGGCCTTCTAGTATGAGTGTAATGTTCCTGTATGCGAACATTCTTTCAATGGTGTCAAAGCAAAGAGTGACTATGCCTAGTGCTTCGCCTTCAGTGTTGAAGACTGCGATGCTTCGTTTGTTTTGCTTGTGTTCACGTTCAAACTTTGTGTTGTACTCTTCTTGGTAGAAGTCGTTTAGTCTGGGCATGGTGGAATCCTAATCCTAATCCTGTTGGTTAAAAAGAAAAGGGGAGAGAAGCAATTAAGCTACTCTCCCCTCTACACAGTGACAAGTGTTGAAGATTACTTGTCTAAACTATCAGATCAACTACTAGCACATTGTTAGGAATGTGAGGAGATCGCAGTCTCTGATTGCAGTGGTTTTCATGCCAACCCCACTTACTGCTTACGGGTTCACCCAGCCGAATTGAATTCTATATCAAGGATGGGTGTTATGGGAATCCCTTTTTAGTTTGATGGTGTATAACACCAGCAGACATAGGAATCCCCATCTCTTTCTCTTAGTGCTAAGGGAGATTTGAACAGGGGAGTGAAAGGTAGGTTAAAGTATAAGCCTAATTCACCCACCATGAGTAAACCCATGTCAACCTCACCAGACACAAACCAAAACAAACAATCTTGGGTACACCGCGTGATTGATGAACGTGGAGAACTTGATAAGAAGACTACAGCCCTGCGTTTATTCCTTGGTTCTAAACTTGTAGAGACTCTGGAACCAATCGAGCAAGCATCGTTACGGGAACAGCTTTACCACATGGAAAGCTACTCATGGATTCTTGGCGTGAGAATTCGCCGGTCCGGTACGCAAACAAATATCTAAGGAATCAAGTCATGTTCACTGTAGAACTCTTATCAAAGACACTTCCATCTAATTTAAGAAGTAGCGCAACACAAACACTGGCTGATCAACTTAACTCTGTCAGTACTAATCAAGAGGAAGCTGAACTGATTAGGGAAAACTTCTTGGGCTATACAGGCGTGTTGTCTGAAGGTAAGTACAAGACAGAAGACTATTTGAATGCTGTGAAGTACGTCAGCTACAAACTAATGAAGTGCAGCAACCAAGACGCCTACATTAAAACTTTCCCTCAGCGATACCAGAAGCTCATGGCTCAAGGTACACCGATGAAAGATGTCAGTGCTTATGTTCATGCCTATAGCAAGAACAAGTTAGTCAACAAGATCATGGAACAGACTCTGGTTCCATCATGGGTTCTGAACCAAGACATATTCCAAGAAGCTATCAATACTCAAGCTACTATCATGCGTGATCATATGGTTAGCCCCAAGGTTCGTAGTGATGCAGCTAATAGTCTGATGACTCACTTGGCAAAGCCAAAGGAAGCAGGCCCACTTATCAATGTAGACATGCGTGACACTTCAGGTGTTAAAGAAATGCGTGAACTCTTGGTGCGTATGGCACAGCAACAGCAAGAAATGATTCGTGAAGGATCAACTGCTAAAGAGATTGCTTCACAAATCATCATTGATGTGGAAGTAAAGAATGACGTTAATTAAACAAGAGATTGATCAATGGCTAGATAGTGTTGACTACACTATCTTAAATAGTCCTACTTATATGCCGAGTGAGTTCTCTTTGATCTTTATGAACTGGATCAAGTTAGTTAATGGTGGGCAAGGAGAGTCTCACAAGACTCCACCAGTACATCTAGCTATGCTGGACAAAGTTGCACAAGGAGTCAGTGACTACATTGCTAATCTTTGTTTCCGTGGTGCAGCAAAGACTACTCTGTTCATGGAGTACTTAACATTGTTTGTAGCTCAGTTCGGTTACTTGCCTAACTTCGGTAGAGTAAGCGGGATGATCTATGTATCAGACTCAATGGAGAACGGTGTTAAGTCTGCACGAAAGAACATTGAGTTCCGCTACAACAATAGTGAGTTCCTTCAGTACTGGATACCTACAGCCAAGTTCACTGATAACTATCTGGAGTTTCAGAACAGAGATGGCATGATGTTGGGTGTAAAGATGTTTGGAGCCAAGACAGGATTACGGGGAACTAAGATTTTTGGTAAGCGACCTACTCTATGCATCTTGGATGATCTGGTTAGCGATGATGACTCTAAGTCAAAGGTTGCTATGGAATCTATCAAGGACACTGTATATAAGGGGGTGAATCATGCAATGGACCCAACCCGAAGAAAGGTAATCTTTAACGGAACTCCTTTTAGCAAGGAAGACATTCTGATTGAGGCTGTTGAATCTGGAGCTTGGGACGTTAACGTTTGGCCGGTATGTGAACGATTCCCCTGCACACGAGAAGAGTTTGTAGGTGCTTGGGAAGATCGGTTTACTTTTGACTATGTGGCTGCTCAATATGACATGGCAGTTAAGACAGGCAAGGAAGCTGGATTCTTTCAAGAGTTGATGCTTAGGATTTCTTCTGAAGAAGAACGTCTAGTACAAGAAGGCGAAATTCGCTGGTATGAGCGTGCCAAGTTGTTGGCTAAGAAAAGTACTTTCAACTTTTATATCACAACTGACTTCGCTACTTCAGCTAAACAAACTGCTGACTTCTCAGTGATCAGTGTCTGGGCTTACAATTCTAATGGTGATTGGTTCTGGGTTGACGGTGTATGCGAACGTCAGACTATGGATAAATCCTTGAATGATCTGTTTCGTTTGGTTCAACAATACAAACCTCAGTCTGTTGGTATTGAAGTCTCTGGACAACAGCAAGCATTCATTAAGTGGATTCAGTCAGAGATGATGACCAAGAATACGTTCTTTAATCTGGCATCGAATGAGCGTAGTGGCAATCCGGGCTTACGTTCTATGTCGGATAAGCTCACTAGGTTTGGTTTGGTTCTGCCTTTATTTAAGCTTGGCAAGATGTATTTCCCCGAAGAAATGAAACGTAGCGTTATCATGGGTATCTTCATGGGACAATTACGACTAGTCACCAAGTCCGGCATAAAGGGTAAAGATGACTGTATTGACACAATCTCTCAACTTGCTTCAATGACCCCTTGGAAACCTTCTGAATCTGCCCCCATTACTCCTGATGAGAATGGTATCTGGGAAGAACAACAAGAGGCTGAAGGTCTTAGTGGGCTTGCCTCCTATATTGTTTAAGGATTCAATTTATGCTTCTTAATGATCTCTTTTCGATGCTCGCTTATGGCGAGTTATCGAATCACCACATGGCACAAGTGGAAGTAGGTACTATTGATGAGAGTAAACAACCACAGGTTGTCTACTTTTGTAATGAAGGACTTAAACGCTTGTACACCAAGTACACCCTCAAAGAAAAAGACTGCATTATCGAACTGGTTGAGGGTTTAACTTTCTACCATTTGCGACCTGAATTCTCCGCTTCTGGTTATGATCCTACTGTTGCTGATTTTGCCTACATCCGTGACTTATCTAGCGATAGGTTTATGGGTGATGTACTTAAAGTCACATCGGTGCATAATTCCTGGGGTAGAGAACGTCCCCTTAATGTCAACAATAACATCTGGTCTGTAAATACACCATCCATCCGACTGATTCAGGTTAACAACCCTCAGTTCAATGAAGTGTTATCAGTGGCTTATCAAGCAAGTCACCCCTTACTGGAACTTAAAGAAGGTGGGCACAAATACATTGAATTACCTGATTCCCTTCACGGTGCTTTGACTGCATTCATTGCAAGCAGTGTCTATTCAAATATGAATACGGCTGAAGCTCAAGCAATTGGGCAAGGTCACATGGTTCGTTTTGATACTATCTGCAATGAAATTGTAGAAACAGACGTACTCAATCAAAGTATCAGTGAAGATAACACACGCTTTAAACTAAGAGGCTGGATATAAAATGGGATACCAATCTGTTTTTCAAAACGCTGGTGGTGATGCTTATGGAACCAATGAACCTCATGTAGACCGTTTAATTGGCAACGGCTACAGTGTTGTTCGCTATGTTGCGGATCGCATGGTTCATGTACAGAATCTCTCGAATCGTATGGCAGAACTTGTTTCTGTCTCCATGACGTTGCCTGAGATTATTCGTTTAGATGCTATAAAAGCGGAACTAACTGCACTAGCATTAAACCTGACAGTTTTACAATCTTTAAACGCAAATGTCCCTTCACTAATACTGCTGGAAGCTAACGTCTCAAATCTAGTAAACTCTCTTACTGGTGTGCCTGCTCTTGTGACTGAACAACTGCGTCTTGCTGGACTAGAAGCAGACGCTGCTCAGGTTTCTGCTAGTGCTGCCCAACTTTCTGCTGCTACTACAGCAACTACTATGGGACAAGCTCAAGCATTAACTGATGCAGCACTGGTTGTAAAGAATAGTGTTGACGCAGCCTTGTTAGCTCAAATCGGTATTGAAGGGACTTTTGAAGGACATTTCATTGAAATTGCCACCTCTATTGCTCAGACTCAAACAATTGTTATTAACAACGTATAGGAATACATTCATGGCTACTTCCGCTACTAATGCTCAAATTGCTGGACTTATACAAAGCATTACAGACCTAACTGCTTCTGCTGTTGCTGCAAAAAATGCAGCTTTAGCTGCCGCATCTGCTGCTGGTGCCGCTGGTCCTCAAGGTATACAGGGACCAAAAGGTGATCCCGGTAATCCGGGTGCTAATGGTACTAACGGTTCTAATGGTTTACCCGGTGCTAATGGAACCAATGGACTTCCCGGTCCATCTGGTCCACCCGGTACTGATGGTGTGATTGGTGTTAACGGAACTAATGGTGCTCCCGGTACAGTTGGTCCTGCTGGTCCAGCCGGTACTGCTGCTGTAATACCTCTTACTGAACAAGTTCTTACTTGGTCACCTAACGTTGTTTGGCCGTTGTACCTTCGCTCTTACTCACTGTTGAATCTTACTGGTTCAACTGTTATGGCGAATCCGTCAAACCTTGAACGCGGTATTTATTATCTTGCTGTACGCCGTGGTGCTGGTGCAGGCCAATTTACATTGGGCTTCAGTTCAGCTTACAGGTGGGAAGGCAATACTGTTCCTGAACCTTCTATTACTGATGAAACAGAGGATATTTATGAATTCATTTCTGATGGGCTTATCATGAAAGGCCGCATGTATCGCAAAGGCATTCCTACAGGCGCTGTTGTAGCTCCTACTGCTGCTGTGTTGGCACCTACTAACCTTACGTTGAGTAATATCACTGCAAGTAGCACACGTCTTGATTGGAGTCCTTCTACTAATGCGGTTAGCTATAACGTATATCGTAATGCTACAAAAGCTAATAGCACCCCAATTACTACAAATAGCTTTGTGGCTAACGGTCTTGTTGCAGATACAGCATATACGTGGGTTGTTAAAGCTGTAAATAGTGCAGGTGCTGAAAGTACCGCTGGTGCTACTGTTAGTAGCCGTACTAGTGCCAATGTCGTAGTAGTTGATGCAAATGGTTTGATTGCTGTACCTGCTGACGTTATAGCTATGTACCATGAAGTTTATGAGTACCCATTCACATTCACGCTTAATGACATTCCTTCTCAAGTAAACACGGTTTATTTGTTTAACATGCAGCCTGCTGGTACTCCTTCTATTCCGAACCAACGGGATAACTTGGGCGACGGTACTTTCCAAATGCCTAATGCTGGTGAGCCACCTATCTCCAACGATAAAATTGCTGCACTTCGCGCCCGTGGAGTTCGTGTGATTTTGACTGTTGGCGGTGCTTGGAACGGTTTCAACTTTGACACTCGTGCTCGTTCAAACAACTTCATCACTTCGTTTAAAAACATGGTGACTCAGTTGGGTGGAAAGATTGACGGTATTGACTGGAATACTTTTGAAGCTTATCTGCGTCAAATTTCTAAAGACACTCCTGCTGCTGTTACCACTAACACTAGTGAGATGGTTTATATCAGTCAGACGTTGCGTGATTTTTATGGTCCGAATTTCTCGGTCACAATGCCACCTTCTCCTGATGCAATTGGCGTTAATGCATATAGCCCATATGACCTTGTTGTTGCTAAAGCACTAAATGCTGCTGGTTTACTTAGCTATGTGGCTCCACAGTTTTATGACACTGCTTACGTCAAAGGCGTGGACTATGTGTATCGAAAAATGGTGGACTGGATCAATGAATTGGGACCAACAAAAGTTGTTCTGGGTTTGTCTCATGGTAATGCTCGTGGCATCTTTGATGACTGCTTGACTTTAGCTGAAGCTGAACGTGAAGTAGACAAATTGATAGCTGCTCAACCAAACACCCGTGGATTCTTTACTTGGTCTATGCACGATAAGGTTGCATCTTCTTTCCCTGCTTACCTGACTTCAATGATTAACCGGTTCTCTGGCGGTGGTACTGTAGTTGTTCCCCCTCCTGCGGTTAATACTGGTGAAGTTGCTATTACCAATGCGTTTGCCTACAACGGTGGACAAAATGGTGCATGGTTTGATCCTCAGTTGAACTACCTGCAAAAGAATGGTCCAAGTACTGTTATTAATGCAAATGATCCAGTGTGGACTTGGCTTGATCGCTCTAGCAATGCAAACAATGTTTATATTGCTTCGGGCGCTGAAGCTTACTACCGTGATCTTGGTGCATTTAAAGCACTTAACACTTATGCTGAATTCACATCAAACGGTGGTGGCGGTGGTAGTGGTGACCGGGGTGGTGCGGCGTCAACTAACTTCTTCATCTGCTTAGGTGCAAAAGTTTTGGTTGATTACCCATTCATTTGGTCAGATCAAGTCACTATCAATGACGGTCGTTCTATCCAGTATGAATCATACTTAGGCAGAATAACTTTCCGTGTTGGTACTGGTGCTACCAATGTGCAGATTGCTTCTCAAGTCTTGGCCCCATTGAACGCTAATCCACCTAACATTAATGTTTTGGTTAAAGCTTGGCAGACAAGCACTGAAATATTCTTGCAAGTGAATGGTGGAATAATCGTTAGTGCTGCTTGTGCTGCTTGCAGTTCAACCAATATTGACTTTGCTTTGAATGGTGGATTCTTTGCAGGTACTCCGGGCAATGGTTTCTCTGGTTCCGATATTTATTACTCGGTGCATACCTTGAGCGATCTGACTCCTGCCTTGCGTGATGGTGTAGAAGGTTTTGTGCGGTCAAAGACCCCTACTTAATCTGATCTAGTTAGGTTAAAAGCTTAGACTCAGTAACTTCAAAAGGGTTACTGAGTCTTTGGCTCGTTTTAACAATTCAAATATTAACGTTAACCCTAACTGTCTCCGAAAGGCAGAAGACTTCAGGACACCCACGAATGTCTCCTACAGATTTCACACTAATCATCGCTGCTCTTGGCTCATTCTTTGCTATTCTTGGTGGTGGTGCCAAATGGCTTATGAGTCACATTGATGCAAAAGCAAAAGAGTCTGAGCTACGTGAAAACGAGGCAAGGATTGCACTAAGCAATAGACTACAGGAGGAAATATCAAGTCTACGAAGAGATTTATCTAGGGTTTTAGAAGAGAAGTCTTTGTTTATGCGCCGTATTTATGTGCTTGAATCTTTTATTCATAATCAGGAGGGAATTAGTATTCCTCCAATGGAAGGCTGGCCTCCGAAATGATGAACCCCACTCAAAAGATTAACCGAGTAGCTACTGTTACTATACTTATAGGAATCTTTTTGATCTTTGGTGCTTTGGCTCAAGTGATAGTATGGTCGCTAGATAGAAGTCCACCTTTTGTTATGGTTAGCTACACATCTAAACCTACGAAAGCAGGTGATGTAGTTATTTTTCGTGCAACTGTGAAAAGAGAAATGCATCGTCATTGTTCTGTCACTTATTCCAGAATGTTTTACGATAGTTCTGGTTCACGTTATGACATAACAGAAGGCGCTCAGATAATGAACTCTATAGCTTTGGATGATCAAAATAGAAGGACTCCTGATTCTTTAATTCTTAGCGTCAAAGTACCTTCTGCTGCAACACCGGGCGTAGGAGTATTAATTACAGTGCTGGACTATGAATGCAATCCAGTACATAAGCTGTATCCGATTCCTGTTTTACTAACTATGGATGTAGAAGTTTTATGAACACACTTAAAGCATGGTATGACAAACACTTCATACCTAACTTACTCAAAACCTTTACTTTTTGGGCAGCAATTATTGCTGCTGCTTTACCTGATTTGCTTCAAACTGGTCTTGATAACATTGACTTAGTGTTCAATGTTGCAACACCTTTTCTGAGTGATGCAAGTAAATCCAAATTGCAATTGTTTTTGATTCTTATCATCATCCCTTTACGTGCTTGGCGTCAAAAAAGTGTTGCTCCAAAATCGTTAGAAGCAAAAGTATGAAACCGCATATCACTGAATCTGACTTTCAGTGGTCAGCGGATTTTCTCAAGTGTGAAGTTGCGGCTATTAAAGCAGTAGCTCAAGTAGAATCTGGTGGTCGTGGGGGCTTTAACCCTGATGGTTCACCTCTTACTTTGTTTGAAGGTCATAAGTTCCACAAGTTTACTAATGGTAAATTTGATCTTCAAGCACCTGATCTTTCTTTCAAGAAATGGACTAAGAAGTTTTATGGGCGTAATTGGGAGGCTGAACAGAAACGTTTAACTCGTGCAATTTTGCTTGATCGCAATGCTGCACTTATGTCTGTTAGTTGGGGTATGTTTCAAGTAATGGGGTTTAACTACCCCCTTGTTGGTTTTAGTACCATACAAGATTTTGTCAATGCTGCCTACAAATCTGAAGGCGAGCATCTCAAGATGTTTGTTCGTTATGTAGTGTCCGCAGGACTGGCCTCTGACATACGTACAAAAGATTGGAGAGGTTTTGCTTTGGGCTACAACGGAATAGGCTATGAAGATAACAACTATCATGGGAAAATGGCGAGTGCTTACGAAACTTTTACTTAAAGGGATGTTATGCCAATTGATGACAACTACCAAGGAGGTATGTGGGTTGGCCCACCAATTCCATTTAACCCTGCCAAACAATATTCTGGTCGTGTCTACCAACCAAGTAATATTGCGGGAGGTAAATTAACCAAACTACAGGAAGCTGGAATTGTGTTTTTGGCTCAATTCCAAACTATAGTTGACCCTCACACACTGCCTTAAATGTTCTCACTAACTCGAAATATTTGGCTATTGATTATCCTTGTACTTACTTTCATAGTAAGTGTAGGGTCAGTCTACCTTCTTGGTTCCAACCACGGTGCTGCTAAAGTACAGGCTAAATGGGATGTAGAAGCTAAAAAAAGGGATGAAACAATTGCTAGTCTAAACCTAGCAATTGCGAAAAAAGAAGAGTTCCACAATACTGAAAGTCGAAGGATTGATAATGAATTCACTACACTTAAAGCCAACCATGCTAAAGCTCTTGCTGCTATGCAGTCTGAGTACACTAACAGGTTGCGCTCTTCGGAAGCCAGAGCTTCAATTTATAAACGTCAATCCGAAGGTACAGCCTCTCAGCGAGAACGTCTTGCCAACTACACAACCCAACTCGACAGAACTCTTGAAGAAGGCCGAAGCTTGGTATTTGAATTCAGGGAAACTCTTGGACAGTGCGAACGACAACGACAGCTTTACTACGAGCAAATAACAAATGATCGACGACTCTTCTAATCATGCACCCAAGCACGACATTATCAGTCGTGACAATCCTCTTGATCCCAATCAATCGGCCAAGCTGACTGATTGGAAAAAAGAACCGTCTATTGCTCAACTCAAGCATGATATGGAGCAGGCCCAAGGTGCTCATAGCGCACAGATTGGGAAGATTAATGTATGGAATGATTTGATGGCTTGCAAAGGTAAAGCACGACCTACGAAAGTTAAAGGTCGTTCTTCTGTGCAACCTAAGCTCATTCGTCGTCAAGCTGAATGGCGTTACTCTGCACTTACTGAACCGTTTTTAGGAACCAGTAAACTGTTCAAGGTTAGCCCCAATACTTTTGAAGATACCAAGTCTGCCAAGCAAAACGAAATACTGCTTAACTACCAATTCAGAACCAAGCTCAATAGGGTCAACCTTATTGATGATTTCGTTCGTGCAACTGTTGATGAAGGTACATGCGTTCTCCGTGTTGGCTGGAAGCGTAAGACTGTAATGGTTAAGGAAATGGCTCCTGTCTATGAGTACTTTGAGTTTCAAAGTCAAGAACAGGTCATGGCATTTCAGCAAGGCATGGAAGTTAAAGCCATAAACCCTCGTGAGTTTGACGAGAAAGCTGATCCTTTAATCAAGGAAGCAATCAATTACTACGAAGAGACTGGTCAAGCTTTAGTTGCTGTACAGAATGGTGAGCAGGAAGTCGAAGTAGAACAAGTTGTTTTTAACCACCCTACAGTTTCTGTTGAGAACCCAGAGAATGTGATCTTTGATCCGTCCTGTGGTGGTGACGTAGAGAAAGCAAAGTTTGCTGTTGTCGCCTTTGAGACTTGCAAGGCTGACCTTGAAGCAGAGAAAGATCGCTACTCTAATCTGGACAAAGTGAACTGGACAAATGGTGCTCCAGTATCAGATGCTGAATTTGCTACTAAGACTCCTACAGATTTTCAATTTCAAGATGCCCCACGTAAGAAAGTAGTGGCCCATGAGTATTGGGGTTTCTACGATATTGATGGCAAGGGCATACTGACAAGTATTGTTGCTACTTGGATCGGCAACATCATGATCCGTATGGAAGAGAATCCATACCCAGATAAAAAACTGCCATTCGTTATTGCCAAGTATCTCCCGGTCAAACGTGAGATGTATGGTGAGCCTGATGCTGAATTGCTAGAAGACAACCAAGCAATCCTTGGTGCTGTTACCCGTGGAATGATTGATCTGTTGGGTCGGTCTGCTAATGGTCAGCAAGGCTTTGCTAAAGGAATGCTTGATCCACTTAACCGTCGTCGGTATGAAAATGGTCAAGACTACGAGTTCAATCCTACAGTTAGTCCTCAAGCTGGACTGATTGAGCACAAGTACCCAGAGTTGCCACAGTCAGCATTGTTAATGCTGAACCTCCAGAACCAAGAAGCTGAGGCACTTACTGGTGTGAAGTCTTTTGGTGGTGGTATTTCTGGTGAAGCTTATGGTGATGTAGCTGCCGGTATTCGTGGTGTACTGGATGCTTCGTCCAAACGTGAAATGGCAATCCTTCGTAGATTGGCTAAAGCAATCTCTGATGTTGGCTACAAGATTATCAAGATGAATGCTGCCTTCTTGTCTGAGAAGGAAGTTGTTCGTGTCACCAATGATGAGTTTGCTGATATTCTTCGTGAAGATTTACCGGGTGACTTTGATCTTGAAGTAGATATTTCCACTGCTGAGATTGATGATTCCAAGTCTAAAGACCTTGGTTTTATTCTCCAGACTGTTGGGCCTAATGCTGGTACTGAAGTTACCTTGGGTCTGCTTGCTGAAATTGCAGAACTAAAGCGTATGCCTGAGTTAGCTCATAAGCTTCGTAACTACAAACCGCCTGAACCTACTCCTGAACAGCTAGAGATGATTAAACTTGATATTGAGAAGAAGCGTGCAGAGGTTGCTAAGATCAACTCTGAAGCACAACTCAATCTTGCTAAAGCTGAAGAGTCCCGTGCTAACAAAGATTCTCTTGATCTGAACTTTGTTGAACAAGAGACTGGTACTAAACATGCTCGTGATCTTGAGAAGATGAAGGGTCAAGCTAAAGGTAATCAAGACTTGCAGGTTACTAAGGCACTCACTACACCTAAGAAAGAGGGTGAAGTAGCTCCTGATTTAGCTGCTGCAATAGGATTCAACAGAGTTAGTGATAAACTTGATGATGCACCAGCACAAAGTTCATTAGAACGTAATCAAGCCGCTGAACTAGACCCTCAGTATTCCCTTGGTTCCGGTCAGTTTGATCCAAGGCTGGACCCTGCACTTAACCCTGCTATTAACCTTTAACTGAAAGACCAATCAGCATGTCTGAAGTCACCGTAGAACAACTTGAAAACCAACGAGTAGGTTTTCAAAAAGCCCTTGAGTTGCGTGCAGCCGTGCAGCGACTCACTCAAAATTCAGATTTCCGAAAGGTGATTAGTGAAAACTTTATGCTTCATGAGTGCGCTCGTTATGCACAAATCTCTGCTGATCCTGCTATTCCTGAAAAGAACCAGAAAGATGCTTTGGCTATTGCCCAAGCTTCGGGCCATTTGAAGCGTTACCTATCTGTGCTTATTCAGATGGGCAATGCTGCTGAAGACCAGATAGGCCAACTTGATGACCAGTTAGAAGAGGCTCGTGCTGAAGCTGATCAAATAGTGGATGTGGGGTAAACAACCATGTCTGTACTTACTGATGACGAGTTCTTGAATGCTCCCCCTCCGGCTGTAGTAGTTGACGAGGTTAAGCCTCCTGTTGGCGAAACAGAACTTGAAACTCCAACCCAAGAAACCCAAGAAGAAGTTGTTGAAACTCCTACTGAGGAAGAGACAGTTGAAGGGGATACAGTAGTAGAGGTTCCAGCTACGGATGGGTCAGAAGTACCGCCTTCTGAGGAAAAACCTGAAACTGATAAAGAAGCTTCTGTTGAGTCTGATGGTGACTTAAAGCCACCAGTTAAAGAGGAACCAAAAGAGAAAAAACTAGTTGACGACAAACCTGCTACTGATGAGAAGCCGGTTGTTATCAATTATGAAGAGCAATATAAAGCGGCGCTTGCGCCACTTAAAGCCAATGGTAAGACGGTCGAAATCCAAAGTTTGGATGAACTCCGTCAGCTTGCTTCTATGGGTGCTAACTTCACTCGCAAGATGCAGGACATTGCACCACATCGTAAGATTCTTGCGATGTTGGAAAATAATGGGATGCTTGATGAAGCAAAGCTCTCCTTCTACATTGATTTGGAGAAGAAGAATCCTGAAGCTCTCAAGAAGCTTATTAAAGATTCCGGTGTTGATCCACTGGATATTGATGTGTCAGTTGAGCCAGCTTATGAAGCAGGTAATCACAAGGTGACAGATCAAGAGATTGCTTTCCGTGCAGTGTTGGAAGACTTACAGTCCACTCCAGCAGGAAAAGAAACCATCTCTTTGATTAACTCATCTTGGGATGACGCCAGCAAACAAGAGCTGTGGAAGACTCCAGAGGCAATGGCAACGATTCAGCAGCAACGTGAGAATGGCGTTTACGACATTATTACGACTGAAGTTAATCGGCAAGCCGTTCTGGGAAAGATTCCAGCGGGTACACCGTTCATTACTTCATATATTGCTATTGGTAATGAGTTACATACTCGTGGTGCATTTAATAATTTAAATGCAACAAACAATCAAGTTGTGCATAATGCGCCTAAGCAAACTAATTCTCCAGTTATAACGCCAGTAGCTACCCGTGTAGCTGCCCCTAAGTCGTCTTTAACCAACGGAGCAGCAGCAAATGCAGCCGCCTCTACACGACTAACCCCGAAACGTATTGTTCCTGTCGCCAAGCTTGAAAACTTGAGTGATGACGATTTTCTGAAAAATTGGCAAAACCGCCTATAAGGACTAATTTAAATGTTGAACTATAACGCTCCTATCGCTGGTCAAAAGTCGAGTGTAGACTCGGCTAGCAGTGATCAAATGAATTCTTTCTACTGGCTACGGAAGTCTCTTATCGAGGCACGCCGTGAACAGTTCTTCATGCCACTGGCTTCAGTGACTAACATGCCTAAGAACTACGGCAAGACCATTAAGGTCTATGAGTATGTTCCTATTCTTGATGATCGTAATGTCAATGATCAAGGCATTGATGCAAATGGTGTCACGATTGCTAACGGCAATTTGTATGGCTCGTCTAAGGACATTGGCTATATCACAAGCAAGCTTCCTGTTCTGACTGAGAACGGTGGCCGTGTGAATCGTATTGGTTTCACTCGTCTTGCCCGTGAAGGCACGTTGCACAAGTTTGGTTTCTTTTATGAATTCACTCAAGAGTCTATGGACTTTGACAGTGATGACATGCTCAAAGAACACCTGAGCCGTGAACTGATGACTGGTGCCACGAAAGTTACAGAAGATGTGTTGCAAAAAGACTTGCTGGCTTCGGCTGGTGTAGTTCTGTATGCCGGTGCTGCTACTTCCAACGCTACCATTACTGGTCAAGTGACTCCTGCCGCTGGTGCAGTTCCTGAAATTCCAGCTTCGGTGATCAGCTACCGCAACATCACTCGCTTGAATGCAATGCTGGATGACAACCGTACTCCTAAACAGACCACGGTTATTTCTGGTTCACGTTACATCGACACCAAAGTTATTGGTGCTGGCCGTATTGCATACATTGGTTCTGAACTTGCTGCTCCTGTTATGGAAATCAAGGACACGTTCGGCAATCCTGCATTTATTGCCATTCAGCATTACGCTGATGCAGGTACTGCGTTGAACGGTGAGATCGGTTCTGTTGGTCCTTTGCGTATCGTGCAAGTTCCTGACATGCTCCATTGGGCTGGTGCTGGTGCAGTTGCTACGAGCAACCCCGGTTTCCGTACTTCAACTGTTGGTGGACAAGAGCGTTATGACGTGTTCCCAATGTTGGTTGTTGGTGATCAGTCCTTTACGACTATCGGTTTCCAGACTGATGGTAAGTCTGTCAAGTTTACGGTTATGACCAAAATGCCGGGCCGTGAGACTGCTGACCGTAATGATCCTTACGGTGAAACTGGCTTCAGTTCAATCAAGTGGTACTACGGTATCCTTGTTACCCGCCCAGAGCGGATTGCACTGATCAAAGCTGTTGCTCCTGTTTAATCTACAGTGAGTTAAGATAGGAAGAAGGAGCTAGTCTCCTTCTTCCTTTTTCTCTATCCCATACAGGTATTTACTATGACTGAAAATGAACAATCTCGTAACGAGACTCAAAATGATGAAGCTGACTCAAGCGTACAAGATGATGAGTTGTCTTTGCTTAAACAACGTGCCAAGCTGATGGGCTTGAAGTTTTCTAACAACATTAAACTTGAGAAACTGCGTGAGAAAGTTAATGCTGCTCAATCTGGTGAAAAACTGATTGCTGACAATGAGCCAGAAGAAGAAGTTGATGGCGATGATGAAGCTGTGGACAATACTCCAAACGAACAATCATTGAATCCTCCTTCTAAAGAAGTGACGTTTGCCCCCAATCCACTTGCTTCAGTGAACCCTTTGGAAACTGCTGACCCTGTTCCAGTTCCCCCAAAGAAGAAACTTTCTCTTCGTGAACACATGGTACAGAGCCAAATGAAATTGGTTCGCTTGCGTATTCAGAACCTTGATCCAAAAAAGAAAGACCTTCCCGGTGAAGTCTTTACAGTTGCCAATGAATTTCTTGGTGCTGTTAAGAAGTACATCCCTTACGGTGAAGCTTCTGATGAAGGTTACCATGTACCTTATTGCATCTTTACTGAACTTGAATCTCGTCGGTTCCAGAACATCCGTACTTTCACTGACAAAATTACTCGTCAGATCAAGATCGAAACTTCATGGGCGCGTGAGTTCTCACTAGAAGTTTTACCTCCGTTGACTACTGAAGAGTTGACTCAATTGGCCTCAGCACAAGCGGCTGCTGGCAACAAGTAAGCTCTTTTGAGGTAACATCAAGCGGCCCGTAGATCGGGCCGTTTTCAATTGAAAAGGAATTCCTTATGTCCTGTGGTGCAGATATTCTCGCTAACTCCTTGCTGACTACAGTGACAGCAGGGGAAAACTTTGTCATTCCTACATTCCCTGTAACGGGACCAGAATTTGAATTGCCGGGTGGTATTGACAACCCGTTGTACCAACAAATCCCCAAGCTTGGCATTGCTGAACTAACTAATGGTTTGGTTAATGGTGACGGTGCATTTGACAATCTAATGACCAGTGTGAAAGCACACTTAAAAGAAGAGTTTGCTGCTGGTCGTATCGTAGGTGCTGAGTACTCCAAGGCATATATTGCTTTGGTTCAGGTTGCTATGGGCAATGCTACTCAGTTTTTGCTTGGCCGTGATCAGGCTTATTGGGCTGCTGTAAATTCACAGATTGCTGCTATTACAGGCAAGGTACAACTGAAGTTGGCTGGTGTTGAACTGGCTATTGCCCAGATTCGTGCTCAGAACCAGAAGGCAGAGTTTGCTTTAACCAAACTGCGTATGGCAAATGAAGATGCACAGTATTGTTTGAATCTCAAACAGATAGAAGTTCAGGACTTTAATCTGATTAACATTTTGCCTAAGCAGAGTGCTCAACTGACTATTCAGAATGACACTGCTTTGTTCAATCTTGGTACTGTCTTGCCTAAGCAAGTCGAATTGAATCAGAGTCAACTGGATACTGAACTGTATAACCGTACTGTGGTACTGCCTGCTAATGTTGCTGGTAAAACAATTGAGAATGCGACTGCTCAATACAGCTTGACCAACATTCTGCCTAAACAGATGGAACTTACACAGAACCAATTGAATACTGGTCTGTTTAATCTGAATACGATTCTGCCTAAGCAAAGTGAGCAGATGACTATACAGAACAATACTGCTCAGTACACGCTTACCAATATATTGCCACGACAGCTTTTGATCACCCAGAACCAACTGGATACTGGTGTCTATAGTTTGAATCAAATGATGCCTGCACAACTCAGGTTGCTTGATGAACAAAAAGAAGTTCAACGTGCACAAACTCTTGATATACGTGAAGATGGTCAGTTTGTTTCTGGTTCACTTGGTAAACAAAAACAACTATACAGTCAACAAATTAGTAGCTACCAACGTAGTTCAGAGATCAATGCTGCCAAGCTCTTTACTGATGCTTGGATTTCACACAAAGCTGTGGACGAAGGTATTGACACTCCCGGCTCGTTTAATGCTGCTAATATTTCGCAGGTGCTATCTTCCGTTAAAAACAATAACGGTCTATAAGGAAGTCTTGTGGGATTCAAAAGTAAGACAACTACAACTATATCGGCTGGCTCCTCTGCCTATAACTTGGCAGGGGATGTAGCTAGCCGAGGTAACTACATGAAGAACACCATACTTAGTCTTGTGGTGTCTGGTAAGTCTGCCAATGGTTTGGGTGTTGGTATTGTTAAATCACATATTAGTGGCCCTGCCACTGCTTACATGCGTTTTGCTAAGTGGGCAGAACGATCTGGATTTAATAACCGAGTGGGTAACTATCAAGGTATTGCAGTCACTTCATATGTATTAGGTGAAGAAGGCTTTGACTTCTTGGTTCCACCTGTACCTAATAGACAAAAGCGTATTGTTAGTTATTCAGTTGGTACTGTTGATCTGCAATCTATTGCTTTGGTATATATCTACAAATACTACCCCAATTATCGGGGTCAGAACTTTGAAGTCAAACAAGAGACATACGATACTATCAACGCACAAGGATACCCAATTACTATAGTTACGGGGGCATTACTCATTAACTTTGCTGATGGTACTCAAGTTGTTTATGTACCACCTTTTGATGTTAATACACCAAGCTTGTATGCTTATCTGTACTATGAAGAGCGTACCCAAGTCGGATCAGTCTTTTATGACACTGGTTGGATGTATACAGCTAATAAGCCAAACACTACTGGTTTTGTGGGTAGCTACATATTAGTTCCCACTCCTGTGTCTGGAACTAAAACAGTTAGAACTTTAATCACTTACTCTGACAATACACCTTCCACTAATAACACAGTAACTACTGTTGAGAATCCTATATACGCCAGAGAAGAAGGTGTCTTTACTAGAGTTGATAGTGTTCAGGCAACACCTGATATTGTGGCTACCACTACAACAACTACCGCTTATATATACAGTCAATATATTCTTGGTTCCACTACTACCAAGACTTCGACTAATTCTACTGTGGGTGGTGTCACTAAAACTACTATCACCACTACGACAATGCCTGTGGTTATCATCACATGGCAACACCATGTACTTACCCAAACTACTCGTGATGAGAAATGGGAACCTGTTCAACTTGTAGTTTACAAGCAAGGTACGAGTCCTTATGGAAACAGTGTGCTGTTTAATATGGTTGGCACAATCCAGAAGTTCTTTCCTGTGATCCCAATTCGTAGAACCAATGCACCTATTAATGCTACTAACTTTCCTGAGCAATATAGTTGGAATAAAAAAGCTGTACGTAAAGCTTTTGGAAGTGGCGACAAGTACGATGACATTCTTAAATCATTAGAAAATAATCCAGATGTCAGTAAGATTGACCATGCTTGGATAGTATTTGGTGTGGCTCTGGGAACTCAACAACAAGATGGATTAACTTACCTGTATGAGTTTTTTAAAAACTTGGCTGATTCAACCCCATCTGATACACGTTTCTTGCGTGACTCTGATGACTTTCAAACAGCGTGGTTGCAATTCGTAGCCAACTACCAAGCATCAAATCAATCTGAAGCTTTACTCAATGCATCTCTTGCAGATACACGCCCTATTCCACCTACACCACAGCAATACTCCTTTGAGGTTACTGCTCTTAATGGCATAGAGAATTGGCAATACAGTGTTTCCGTTGCTGGTAAAGGTGGCAATCGTATTGTTGGTTCTGGTATGAATCCTCGTGCTGGTGGCAAGGTAGGTAATGCTTGGGCAGTTAACAAAGGCAGTGTCAGCATTGATGTGCCTACATATACTCCAGCTACTGCTGATGCTCCAGCGTCAACCCAGTATGTTACTAGCACTACTATGCTGGTTGCATTTGGTTGTCAAATCTCAGACACACTTTGGGAAGAATATGAATACTTCGATCTAGTACATACAAACAATGTGTATGGTGGTAAGGTGGTGCAGACTTTGGCATTTGAAGCCATCGACAAAAAAGATGAAAACTCTGGCTTTATTGTTCCACTGCATGAAGCAGTGTTTAGAGAAACTAACCTCATTCGCCGTACCCAACTCAGTCTTGAGTGTGCTTTCTTGGTTCTAAATTACTATGAGGTGCAAACTACCACTACCCCTTGGTATGCCACAGGTGCTTTCAAGATTCTTTTAATCGTAGCAATCATTGCTATTTCTGTTGCCACTGGTGGTATCGGTGCTGGTACTGCTGGTGTTCTTGGAAGCAACATTGCAGTAGGTGTGTCACTAGGTTTTGCTGGTACTGCTGCAATTGTTGCAGGGGCCATAGCTAATGCCTTGGTTGCTTCTCTGGTCGCTGCGATAATCACTAAAGCTGCTGGCTCACTTTTTGGATCATCTTTTGGTAATGTTGTTGGTGCGATTGTTTCGATGGTTGTCATTAGCATGGCAGTCAACGGAGCAACCTTTGACATAAATGCTCAGTGGGCAGAATTAACAAAAGCTGATAATTTGATTAAACTCTCTATGAGTGGTTTGCAGGAATACAGCAATCACCTACAAGGTGTGGCTGTAGACTTGAATAAGCAGACGATAGACATGATTGCTGAAAGCAAACTTGCGATGGAGAAGATCAATACAATGACCCAAGAGTTGCTAAAAGACTCAGGTGTTGATCCAACAATGATTGCTGAAGCTACCCGCTACGCAACAGAAAGGCCCGATCAGTTCTTCACAAGAACCATGATGACAGGTACTGAAATTGCGGATACCTCCCTTAAATTAGTGGAAGAATTTCCTGGACCACAACTTAAATTACCTTATCTTGATTGAGAACTAATATGGCTAACTACTCGTTTAATCCACAGGCACCACAGTTCCCTTCTCAGGGAATGCAGTTTCCTACTTTTGGTGCGCCTCCTGCAACTGGTGATGCTGCTGGCGCTGCAATGAATACTTTTGGTCAGAACTTTGGTTCTACCCAGAGCCAACAATTCAACCCAATTGGTATGATGGGAACCAGTGGCAATGTGAGTATGAATGGACAAGGTGGTGGCATTCCTACATGGGGTGTTGGTACTCAAGGTGCGGGAGGTGGCTTTTTTGCTAACTCTGGTCTTGGCATGAATATGCCTACTTTACAGCTTGGTATGCAGGGACTTGGTTCTTTGGCTAATCTTTGGATGGGTGCTAAGTCTGTCAACCTTGCCCGTGATCAGTTTAATCTTACTAAAGATGTGACCAACACCAACTTGAATAACAGTCTTAAAGCATACAACAGTACTCTTGATGACCGTCTTCGTACTCGTGGTCAGTTCAATGGTGACGATCCTTCTAAAGCTCAAGCAGAATACGAGCGTAAAAAACTTACCCGTTAATAAAGGCACATCATGAATAAACCCCTAACGTGGCAACAAGTTGTTGGCCCTAATTTTGCTGGTGTCCAAGACAGCATTAATTCGGCTGCACGACTTTTTTCTAATGCTGCCAACGGTGCTTCTGGTGCTGTTGGTCAGTTTGCTGATCAAGGCGTGTTAGCTAAATTAGCTGGTTACTCAGATGCTGGACAGCTTCAAACTGATATAGCTTCTGGTGCTATGCCTGTGGGTAATGCTTCTGCTGAAGCACTAGCCAAGGTCATGTCTCGTTCTAGTAACTTGATTGAGAATGCTTCTAATCAACAGAACATGGACTACCGTAGTCAGCTTAACCCGCTACTTATTGCTGGTAAGACTGCTGAAAACAATCAAGCTGCATTAATGGACCCTTTGTTAGTTGCTGCAAAGACTAGAGAGATAGCCCAGAATGAAGCAATGGACCCTCTAAGAGTTGCTGCATTGACTGGCAGTAATGCCGGTCAACTTCTAGTGAATACTGGACAAGGTGTCAAGAATCGTCAAGATGAAGTGAACTTGAACCAAGACAATGCACTCTTTGATCGTCTGAAGTCCTTTGGTTGGGGCAAAGAGAATCGCCTTAACAATGAAGCAATTCAAGATCGTGGATTGCTTGAGCGTGATCGTAATCGTACTGAAGATCAGTATCAGAACAACCAGACACTCATGGGTGATTTGGCTCGTCTGCAATCAAGTGGTGGTCTTGCTACTGAAGCACAGGCTAACGCTATCTTAGGTGAAGCAGTTACTAACAAGAAGCCTATTGGCTACATTGCTAATCTGACTACAGCATTGAAAGGACTGTTCCCTTCAATCAACACGCCTGCTGAAACTTTACTTGCTGGTGGAGGTGGTGGTTCTGTATCTTCCTCTAAAGGTATGACACCTGCGATTTCTAAGGTAGCTTCTGCTGCTGCTGAAAAGTATGGCATTCCTTCTGAGTACATGACAGGGATGTTGAATATGGAGGGTGGCCTAAAAGGTGCTATTTCTCCTACAGGTGCAACTGGTCCCGGTCAATTTACACAGAAGACTTGGAACAACTTGGCTAACAGTGCTGAAGGTAAATCCCTTGGTATGTTGCCAGTCGATGCTTCTAATTTCCAGAAAGACAATGATCCTCGTAAGAATGCTGATGTGAATATCATGGCTAGTGCTCTCTTAGCTAAAGAGAATTCTGGCTACATTAAAGAAGCTGGACTTCCTGTCACACCCCAGAATCTTTACTTGGTTCACAATGTTGGACCCGGTATCTTGACTGCTTTGAAAGGTGGTAAGCCAAGTGCTGAGACTTTGGATGCCATGAAGAAGAATGGCTTCAAGGATGGTGACACTGTTCAAAGCTGGTCTGAACGTCATATTGGTAAGTTCAATGCTGGTATGCCTAGCAGTGCAGAACTCGCTCTGTCTGCTTCTTCTGGTTCTACTGCTAACACTCTGGCTAAGGCAAGTAGTGGTGCTTCTGAAGTTATGAATCTGGTGAAGATTGCCAAGTCTTCATATGGTACTGACACTTCTACAGCTACCATTACCAACAACTTGACTGGTAAAGATGGCCCATTCAGCAAGACTCAACCTGCTGAAATTGAGACACAACTTAATTATGTTAAAGAACAGTTGGGTGTTAATGGTGCTGTTGCTGCTGAGGTATTAAAAGAAGCTGGAACCAACACTGACCGTAAACTGAATATCTTTGGTGAAGGTCCGATGGGATGGCAAAAAAGCATTAACGAAAGTCGTCTTAAAACCTTGGTTCAGGACTACAAGAAGAACGGTAAACTGCTCAATGCTGAACGTACCAGTTCTATTTATGCACAGAATGAGCAAGCAATTAATGATGCTCAATCTGCTACCAAGCAGGCTGATGCACTGGTAGCTGCTGCCGCAGGTGCTGTTAGAAAAGGTACTCCCGGTGCTGAAGAAATGTACAAACAGGCACTTATTGATCAGGCTGATTCTCGTATAACTGAGCAATCAGTTAGTCAGGCTACTGCTAACATAGCTCAACCCGGTATGCGTACTGACCCTGTGCCAGAACGTCCTGCTGTTACGGGTGCTTCTACGGAAGCTAAAGCTGCAAGCCTGTTGAAAAAGGCTGACAAGAGTGTTGCTCCAGTTAGAACTACTGATGGTGGTAAGACATGGCAACTCGAATTGCCGCCTACAATACGTGATCCGAATGTGCCGTTTTATAGGGTTATCCCTAATCCTGCATTCCAACGTATTGGCAAGCAATCTTTCAAATCTTTGGCAGAAGCTGAGAAAGCATTCCTTGATATGAACCCTTAAAGTTACTGATGGGAATTCTCCTGTGAGGGTTCCCATTAGTTATACTTAGCTTTGATTTAATAAGGCGTACTGTGAACCCACTTCTCAATGATCTGTTAGAAAAAGCATCGACTGGGATAGTCGGTACAGTTGGTCAACAAAAACAAGCACAAGTTGCCCAAGCATCGGAAGCCAAAAAAGCATCATTGGGTGGTGTCACCCCACAAACTCTTTATGCTCCTAGTGTTGGAGCTTCTAGTAATTCAGGGGTCATGTCTGCCCCAGAACAAGAATATGATTCCCGCTATTTAACCCCTACTCAGATGGATCAGAAGTACGGGCAAGATGCTGCAAACAATGCAATCCTTGCTAAGTCTGCTGCTGATCAGCAAGTCTTAAACGACAAGCTTGCTCAACGTACCCTAGAACAAACTGCTGCTGATACTGTGTCTGGTGTCGGTATGGGCATTGCTAATTCATTGGGTGGCATTGGTGCTCTAGGTTTAGGCATACTGAATAAAGATGCTGGTCTGTGGGCTGCTGAAGGTTTGGACAAAATGACCAAGTTTGGTCAGTCCACACAATCCCCTGCTCTGCAAGCCAAACGTAGATTGCTGGCTGCTGAGAACCAAATGGATGAGCGTGATAGCACTCTCCAATTTGAACAAGACTTGGCTTCAGGTAAGACTGACCTTAGTTCGTCACTGTCTCGTATTGGCCGTGACGTTATGTCTAGCGTCAAGAATGCTGGTACTGATCCAACAACCTTGGGTGATGGTATTGCTCAAGGTGTTGGTTCTTTATTGTCTATTTCACCTGTAGCTGGCTTGCTTCAAAAAGCAGGTGGGGCTACTGCTAAGTACGGTGTTCCATTGGCAATTGGTGCTCTTGAATCTGGTGGTGCTTATCAAGGTACTGCCAATGAGATCATGGGCATGGATCATGAAAAGCTAATGAAGGGTTCACCTGATTACGCTGGAATGATTGCTGAAGGAATGACTAAAGAGGAAGCTAAGTCAACACTGGCTAATCGTGCAGGTCTAACTTCTGCTGTCGTTACTTTGCCTGCTGCTATCGCTGCTGGTAAATTAGTGGATGGTTTTGCTGCTAATCCATTAAAAGCTGCATCAGTTAAAGCTGTTGCTGGAAACCTTGGTAGAGAGACACTGGAAGAAGGTATTCAAGGTGGTACTGGACAACTAGCCCAGAACAAAGCCATTCAAATGTTTGCTGATACAGACAAAACTCTGTCTCAAGGTGTTGGCGAACAAATTGGTACTGGTGCCCTATATGGCTTAGGAACTGCTGGAGCATTGCAAACACCTTCTGCTACTGGTCGGACAATTCAAGCTGCTGTGAGTGGTGCTGGCTCTGCCTTGGTGGGTGCTACTGAGTATCTGGCTTTGAAAGGTGATGCAGTTGTAGAGAAAAATGCTGCTGCTGGTCCTGCTTCTATCAATCGTGTGGTTGAGAAGACTATTGCTTTGGCTCAAGTTGAACCACAAGTACAAGCTGAAGTTGTACAAGCATTGGCTCCTACGCCACAAGATACTCCTGAGACTGCTGCACCTAAAGCTGCTGCAATGGATGCCTACTCTGGCTTTATGAACTCACTGAAGATTGCTGAAGGTGAACTCGATAGCCCATTGCTAAGTGGTGCAAAAGACATTATCCAAGGTGCTGCTACTCGTACTGAAGCAGTATCTGCACTGGTTAAGAACATTCGTGGTGAGAAGGACTTGCAACAGAGTTTTGGTAAGGGTGTTGCCCTCCTTGCTTTGTTGGCTCCACTGGCAGAAGCCAGTTCCACTATGGGGAACATTGATAAGGAATCACTGCCTGAAGCTGTGCGTATGCACATGGAAGAACTGTCAGGTATTGAGAATGCTATTGGTGAGTCTTTTGAAGTACAAAAAGCAATGGAAGTTGCTTCACAGTTTCTTGCTACTGATGATGCCAAAGTTTTCCTGAACGATCTTAAACAGACTCGTGAGTCTGCTCAAATCGTGGTTGCTGCTGCACAGATGGATGCTACAAAGGTTAATCCAGAAGTCGCTGCTGTTGTTCTGAAGATGGCACAAGACGGTGACATTAAACTGACCAAACAACAACTAGGTGCATTGAATACAGCTAAGACTGTGATGCGTGCTGCTATTGACTACGACAAACGTTTGCAAGCTGCTGGTGATCCACGGCCTAAAGACATTGTGGCATTCCAAGTCAAAACTGAAGATGATGATGGCCGTAATGTGGATGGTAAGCGTTCGGCTTTACAACATGCTAACCATATTACTAAGCTGATCAACAACGGTGACATGGCTGCTGCTCAAGGTGCATTGAAACTGTTTGGTATGTTTGCCCAAGGTCAGGCTAACAAAGTAAAAGCAATTAATGAACACTTTGCTGCTGGCCCTGATGCACCACGGGTAGCTGCAAATGTACTGTCGGCTGCTGCTGGCTTTAAGATGGTTCCTTCCAAGAAGCTGATCGGTGTTACCCCTAATCAGGTTGGTTCACTTCGCTTTGCTAATACTGTGACTGCTGAAGCTAGATTCCTGGCCCAAGTACACAATGGTTTAGCTGAGGCTTATCCTGCCCTGCAATTGGATAGCCTGCCTATTCCTGAACTGGATGCAATCCTTCAAGGCAAAGCTCCTGAAGTAGCTGCTGAGTTTGCTAATGGCAAACGTGGCTATGGTGTAAAACAAACTACTCCTGCTCCAGTAGTAGAAACCCCTGTTTCAGTTTCTGTACCCCCTAAAGCTGATCCCGTAGCTAAGACACCTAAAAAGGTTAAAGCTGCCGCTGTTGAACCAACTACAGAACAAAAAATTGCTAAGGTTGAGAAAAAGATTCGTTCAACCAAACGTAAGAATCCAAGTAGTTTATGGAGTGCTATCAAAAACTCAATGAATGAGTCTGACTTGTTAGATACTTATGGCAAAGAATGGAAAAAGCGATATAGCTTATTGAGAGGTAAACCGGGTAGTTCACTTGTTGATCGTGTTGCTGATGGCGCTCTTGATGAGTTTTTACCATTTAGTTTACGTGGTACAGATGAAGTCGCTGCTACTGAGTACATCAAAGAAAAGCTACGCAATCAGAATTATTTGACCAATGAAACAGAAGACTTATTAAAGCAATTGGATCAAACACTTAATCAACTTGAAAATCAATTTACTGAGCAGGAATTACTAAATGAAATTACAACTACCCAAGCCGAAATCGAAGGAACAATCCCTGAAGGAACTACGGTCACTACCACCAAAGAATCGGATGGAAGTGTTGCAAAATCTGTTGGAACGCAAGAAGCAAGAACAGGCGTAAAACAAAAAGCCCCCAAGGAATTAAGTATTCCAGTAGCTATTAAGAAAGCTTCTGATGCTACTTTGCAGAACCAATTAGATAAAGAAATGGTTACACCGGGCTATGCAGAACGCTTACGATTCAAACAGTTAGACGCTGAAATGAATCTGCGTGAGACTACTGCCGGTGCTGATATTGCAGTGCAGGAAGAAGCCCCTAAAGCCGTTGTAACTCCTACTCCAGTGGTAGCTAAGATTACTCCTGCTTCACCTGTTGTTGTAGTTCCACCCCCTGTAGTTGATACTCCACCAGTGGTTGAACCACTAGTAGAAACGCCGCCAAGCGTTGAGCCAGAAGCACCTCTTGCTATTAAAACTGTAGCAGATGCTTATCCTAATTTGGTGACACCTACAAAAGACGAAGGTACTTCACTGGCTAAAGCATTCAATTTGCGTAAGGTTGTCTCTCGCTTCTTTGGTTCTGGTTCCCCTGCACAAGCACTTAAAGATGCTATGCAGTCTCGTGAGTCATTCAATACTTTCATGGGTACAACTGAGAAACGTAAGTTGACTCCTGAAATCACAGAGTACTATCGTAACCGTGTACCTGTGATGACTCGTAAGCTAGTTCAAATGATGAACGCCAACTTGAATAAACAGTTGGACGTTGTGCCTAAGAATAAGGGTTTGACCCTACGTCAACTGCTTGATAAAGGTACTGACGTTAGTGACTTCCTGCGTGGCAAAGTATTGAGTATTGCTGATTCTGATGGCAAAGGTGGTTATGCCTATAACCAAGAACTTGTAGAGTCTGCTGTTCTGGCTGGTATAGATTGGTTCCAGAATGCTACGAACTCTGGCCCTATTCGTGAAGAGAAAGACATTGCCAAGATTCTCAATATTGCTGAAGACGAAGTATCTCCTGAGATGTTGGCTGAGTTCAATGGTGGTGATCTGCTGCTGTTGGTTGATGTGGTTCCACGTATCGCTGCAAACATCACAGAGTTCTGGGGTTTGAAGGGCAACAATGATTACACCCAATCAGCTACGATAGGTATTCCACAAGCTGTTGCTACTGAAGTTCTTATGTCTATGATGGAAGCCAAACTGGTTGACCATAAGCTGTTGAACGTTGGTACTAATAAAGACTTGCACACTTTCAAGCTTGACCATGCTGTGCTTGGCAATGATGCTTATGAGGGTTACCCCACATTACTATCTGAGATTGCTAACTCTGAAGTACCAGAGTCTATGTATTTTGGGGATGCTATTCCTCCAGTTGCTAAGTCACAGATGAACAATGCTGATGTGGCACTGACTGCTGAACAAACCAAAGCTATAGAAGCTGAACAGAAGACTCCATTCTTTTTGAATGAACTAATGCTCAAACTGTATGAGCAACTTAAACCTGATGGTTTGATTGAAATCTTTGGTGCTGGCAAGATTGATGAAAAGAAGCGTGCCTTGTTTAATAAGACTCACCTTGAGTCTGTTGAAGGTAAGAACCTGTCAATCACTGCTGCATTTGATTCCCTGTTGGCTCGTACTAAAGAGATAGATAACGTAGCTGATACTATTGGAAAGAACCGTACTCAAGTACCTGTACGCTTTGCTTACGGCATAAGCCGGGTTGGTCGTATGCAGATGCTTGGTCGTCAGAATCCCCAAGCTTCTAAGTTGGTTCGTGAAGCACTCATGCCTAATCAATCCAAGATTGATATGACGAACCAAGAAGATTACAACAACTATATGTTGTCTGTCGCACAGATGCTTGGTGTGAAAGTACACACTATTCCTTTGGAAGATTCCATTGCCAAAGTAAAAACTTTGTTTGCTGGTAATCTGAAAGATGCTCTGCTTTTGATGCAAAAGTATGATGCTACTGGTTCAGTAGATAGTGATGCTGTTTCTGTTATCAAAGCTGCGATGCCTGCTGCTGGTAGTACGTTCATGGGACTACATGCAATCGTTGACTATGCTCGCCTTCAGAACATGATTGAAGACGGTGGTATGCCTTCTGAGTACGACACTGCTGTTTATGTTGAAGCAGACGGTGTGACCAACGGCCCAATCAATGCAATGGTTAACTTGGCTTCTGGTAGGTTTACTCCTAACTGGTTGCGTAATGTTGCCAAGGGTGGTCTGTTCTTGACACCCGATCAAACAATGAATGAACACCGTAAGACTGATGGTGTTGATCTGTATATGGCTTCTACTCTCAAGTTTGCTGAACGCAGAATTGAGATGCAACAACGTTTGGAATCTGACAATGCAAATCGTTTGATCAGTCCTCTCATGCGTTTGATGAACGTCTTTGTTAAGGACGTGTCGATCAATGAGAAGACTGGTGAAATCGAACTACAACGTGGTGTGGCTAAGAATCCATTGACCATCACTGTTTATGGTTCTGGCGCTCGTGGTATTGCTAACAAAGTTACGGCTGAACTGCTCGATAGTATCTACGCCAAAATGTCTGAGGCTATGCAGAAACAAGCTGCCAACCCCGGCATGAAATTCCATGATGCTATGTTTGGTTCAATGGCTTCAGCTAATAAGTCTGCTGAATCTATGTACTCAGACTTTCTTGATTCAATGTCCATGCTCACAGATACCTTTGTGAAATTCTCCAAGAAGAAGGAAAAGTACGTCATTATTCCTACCAGTACAAGCTCAACTGGCCCTGATGGAAACACTGTATATACAAAAGTTCCACCAATGAATTGGGGTACTCCAGCTACTTTTAAGGTAGGTGGTCTACATTTGAAGTCGCTACAAGAGAACATGCTGAAGATGTTCGTTGAGCCATTGCGTAAAGGTATCGAAGAAACTGTCGGTACTGAAGTGATGGATTCATCACAGATGATTCAGGTTGCTACTAACCTGCAATCCATTGCTATGACTGCTAGGTTTGAAGCTGCTGTTTATCAAGCTGTGCAGAAACATGCTCGTCCTAAGACTCAGTTCCTGAGCCGTAATGAACAGCAAGCAATCATGGCTGACTTAATCAAACAGTTCCCTACTGTGAAAACTAAGGCTCAAGAGTTCTTGATAGCTAGTACATCTCAGACTATGGTGAATGTCAGTGCATTCTCTCAAGCTCTGGCTGGTGACTATGCAATGGATGCTTCAGTGTTTGCACCTGACCATGCTGGTGTTGCTGGTTCCCCATTCCTGAACATTGGTATGGGTGACGGTCTGATGATGCAGCTTATGAGCACTATGCCTAATGCTATTGCTGGCACCTTGAAAATCTTTGACGGTGTGAACATGCCCGTTGACAAGATTAAAGAAGGATCACTGCAAGCTAATACTGCCGTGTCTCAGACATGGCAGGGTAATCCTATGAGGGCTGTTGCTGATAGCTTTAGAGCTTCGTTGCCTAACATGAAGCAAGTTATGGCTGACACTATGGGCAATGAGCGTGAAGTCGAAGCCATGCAGCGTACCTTTACTTCTTTGGGTCTAAGTGATATTAGTTTCTCTGACGGACTGGACTATGTGAGTGGTGTCATTGAGAACATGGCTAATGAGATTGATGCTCGTCATGCCACCTTGAAGCGTGTACGTCACTCTGTTGATCAGATGGCCTCTGCTGAAGCTCCTTACCAGAATGAAGGTGAAGACCTGTCCATGATGCCAGAAGATGAGCAGATCGCTCGTCTGAATGAAATATACAAAGAAGAGTTCCGTAGGATCAGCAAGATCAGCTTTGCCCGTGATTCAAACAGTGAAGAACTCAAGCCACTCGAAAAGAAAATGATCCCAAGGATCATGATGACTTTTGAGGGTGTATTGACCTTGGTTCGGAAGATGCCTGCTGACTTGCAAGAGACTGCCAAGCAAGCATTGCGTAGCCCTGCTATGCGTGACTATCGTGTGATCGTTGGTACTCGTGAAGACATTCAAACAGAGACTGGTGGTTTACTTGGTTCTGCTGATGGTTTGACTTTGCCAGAAAGCAAGCTTATCTTCCTAACTTCAGGCAGTCCTGAAGTACTGGTACATGAGTTGGTTCATGCTGCTACCTTTGAAAAAGTACAGTCTGCTATCGCAGGAACCAACAAAGATAAAGTCACTGTGGCTGCTGTGGAGCGTTTGAAAGCTCTACGTGACCAGTTCTATACGATGCAGCATAACGGTGCTCTGGAGCGTACTCCAGAACAGAACCTTGCTGTCACTCAGGCAATCAATTCAATGAAAGCTGCTAAGTCTGAGTTTGGTGATGCTGCTGAACTGAATGAACTGATGGCATGGGCCACTACTAACGAAGCTCTGATTGAAGTTGGTAAAGCTACCAAGGCTAACCCTTCTGCATTGGTGAAGTTCACCCGTGCTGTGGTTAACACCATCCGTAATATCTTCTTTGGTTCTAGCCCTGACAAACTGCCACGAGACTTCTTTAATCAAGTACGGTTTAACACTGCTTTGATTAGTACTCGTCGTCAGCCTAACCCTGTAAATGCAGGTAAGGCTTTGATCTTGCGTCACTCAACTGCCTATGGCAATGATGCTCGTCTTAATCAGATTGAGACTGCTTATCTGGAAATGATGGAGCCTTTGTTTAATGGTTTGGTTAATCAGGTGAAGAAGAACACTGCTGTTAATCATGCAACTGTTTTGACTAATACTGTGTCTGCAAGTTTCCCTATGAGCCAACAACAGAAAAGTACTTTCCAAGTTGTAGTGGGTGCATTGAGTACAGAAGCTGCTTTGAATCCTGCTTCAATTGCTAAAGCACAAGAGTTATACAACCACGTTACTAAGCAGCTTGAAGTAGAGAACTTCATGGTTAACCCACAACTCAATGATCCTGCTGATAGGTTCTATGCACAGGAGAAGTATGACTTGATCATGGGTAAAACTTTGCTGGTTAAAGATTCTGCTGGACGTAGTTCTTTAATGCCAGTGTTCTTTGCTTTAGCTACTGTTGATGATAGCTTTAGGACTATTCTGTCTACTATGACTATGCCTGAAGTTGCTAAAAACACTGGCACTACACTGGATGATTACCTGCGTAACTACGGCAATAACGCTATGGAAGCATTGTCTAATCGCCTGTCTGGAACCAAAGATACTGACTCTGTTCGGGAAGCTATTGATGGTTTACAGGAAAACATTCTTGATACTGTTGATAAGAAAGCTACCGTACTCACGATGATGGGTGACAAGATGGGTGGTTGGGTTGATACTGCCAACGGTAAAGTAGTTGATCGCCTTGGTGATTTGGCTCTGGCTGGTGCTAATTTAGGCAACAAGCTAAAGACCTCAAACAACAAATATGTAGTTGTTGCTGGTGAAGTTGTCAAAGCTGTCTCTGGTACTTTGACTAACACTACTGCTGAAGCAAGTGCTGAAGGTGCTCTGTCTGCAATGAGCAGTCGTGAAGGTCTACAGCCATTGCGTGACTTTGCCAATGATCTGATTGGTCGTGTTGGTTCCAATGCTGACATTTACGACATGATCAAAAAGGTGCGTTCTACTGTTGCTGCTGTTCGTCAAGAGTTCCGTGAGAATGTTCCACTGCGTATTGAGAAAGAATTTAAAACTACTCTGACTAATGAGCAGTGGACTGATCTCAATAAAGTCATGGGTAAGACTGATTTGGTTTCTCTCAATATTCCTTTCGTTGAAATCAAAGAACTGATTCGCAATAAAGCTAAGATGGCCCAAGCCATTAAAGCCAAGGAAGATGCAATCAAGGTACTCACTGGTGTACATGCTCCACGTTACTTGGCTAAGTCCAAGCAACTGGCTGACTACATGAAGACTGGTAATCCGGGTTCTAACTTGCTGCGTAATGCAGAAGCTATCTCCCGTATGTTCAATGAGCGTGTTGCCAAGATCACGATCACTCCAGTTTTGACTAGTGACATTGACCAACTGGTATCGCTGTACGCTGTTCGGGATATGGAACAAGCCGAGCGTAATACCTTCAACGAACTGTCTGATGATGCCGGTCTGGACTTCACGTTCTCTTACCTGAAGCAACAACGTAAGGACGAGACAGACAAGGCACTTGCTAATTCTGGTTCACTTTTCAATCACTACAAAGGCTACATTCCATCGGTTCAATCTTCTGGTATGTCTCTGATAGTTGCTGACGATACACAACATGCACGCCTGACTGCTATGAGCTATGTCATGGTTGGTTCCTACGATGGTGCTGGTGGTGAGAAGTATCCACTCAAGAAGAGTTACTACTTTAGCAACACTCCTACTCGTGCTCCATTTAGCCAAGGCATTGTGCAGAACGTGAACATTACTGCTGGTGGCGTAACTGCCATGCACGGTTATACACAAGGTCTGACTGCTGGCATGATCAATGAACCTGCTGTGGTTGCTGAGATTACTAAGCGTATTGCTCTTGGTGCTGAGAAAAGAACTAATGAACAACTGATGCCTGTGTTCGGCCCTACTGGTGACGTGATTGCTTATGAACGCTCTATTGATCCAACGCAGTTGGAACGCTTGCAGAAGAATGACAAGCTACACCAAATGCTTGGTGTGTGGCGTGGTCGTCAGGTTGAAGAAGCTATGGCTAGTTCTGTCAATGACAAGTTGGTAGACAACATGGTTGCTATGTACAAGAAAGACTTACAAGCAGGCCGTGCTTCTGAGTATGTCAATATCTATGATGCCAAAGACCCTGTGCTGAAAGACGCACTGAAGATCATGCCTGCTTCAGTTAAAGACTACATGGCTAATGCAGTTGGTTCTGATGACGAATTTATGGTTCGTCGTGACATGCTGTTTGATGCTTTTGGTTATCGTGCTGCTTCAGTCGGTGATGCTTGGACAGGTAATACCCGGTTCTCTGATGAAACACAGGAAATCTTTAAACGTGTTGCTTTAGGTGTGATGGGCAACAAAGCTTTCAGCCACCTGACTAACGGTGAGAAGATTCTTTCAAACTTCATGAGCGATGCTCGTACAACTATTGTTGTGAAGTCTGTGATTGTTCCTGTAATGAACCTTGTATCTAACATGGTTCAGTTAAAGTCTCGTGGTGTCCCATTGTTGGACATTCTGAAGAAGTCCAACAGCAAGACAATTGAGATTAACTCATACGTTAAGAACCGCTTGCGTCAGGTTGATGCTGAAGCTGAGTTACGTGCTGCTGTAGGAACCAATGCTGTACTGAAGCTTGAGGCTGAGATTCAATCACTCAAGGATGCACAACGTCGGTTGACGATCTGGCCTTTAATTGAAGCTGGTGAATTTACTGCGATTTCAGATGTGGGTGTGATGCACGATGACGTTGATTTGAGCCAAGGACGTTGGCAAGAGTACATCGAGAAGCAAGTGAGCAAGCTTCCTGAATCTATTCGTAATGCCGGACGTTATGCCTACATTACTAAAGACACGGCGTTGTTTCAAGGCTTGCAGAAGGCCGTCCAGTATGGAGACTTCTTGGCTAAAGCGATCATGTATGACGAGTTAGTTCTGCGTAAAGGTAAACCTCCTGCTGAAGCTATGGCGATGATCACCGAAGAGTTTATTAACTATGACAGGTTGCCCGGTAGATTCCGTGGTTATCTGGAGCAGATTGGTTTGCTTTGGTTCTACAACTTCAAGCTGCGTTCTACTAAGGTAGCTGCTTCGATGTTGAGAAACAATCCTGTACATGCTTTTGTATCAGGCTTGATGCCTGTGCCTGCCATGTTTGGACCTATTGGTTCTCCTATCGAAGACAACTTCTTAACCAAAGCTGTGAGTGGAACTTTAGGATATTCAATGGGGCCAGGAATGGGACTACGTGCTCCAGCATTGAACCCTTGGTGGGCAATGACTCATTAATGGGGAAATGTGAGAGACAAGATGGTTTGTCTCTCACAAAATGGGTGCTAGTTTTTTCAAGTCGTAGAACTAGCAAACTACCCACATAAGCAGTATCTGTAAATCTCAGGCTGCTATATGTTTGGGGTGGGTGATTGGAATCGAACCAACGATAGGGCACATTCGCCCTTGCCTTAATCCATTTGGCGACACCCACCGTAATCACTCTAAATCTTTTTATCCTCAATACCTTTGAGATTGCTATCACCATCATTGAAAGATTCTTAGGTAAACGGTATGAATAGCCTGCCAACTTAAATAGTTGTCGCTCTTTCCAAGTGCGTGTAGCCTTCTGAATTACTACTTCAGTGCTTACTGAATGCCCACTTTTTCTGCTAGCCTTAACTAGTATTTACTAACAGATTAAGTCTCAAAATCTTTCAATGATAGCCCCCGTACTTTCCGGGGTGTCATTTCTTATTAGTCTTTGGTAATGAAGTACATCACTATACCAATGACAAGAAACATTGCAACGTATGGAGCCGCTGCGATTATTGCCGAACTCATAGCAAGAACAGCGGCCACACCTAATACGATGTATAGGATGACCGTCATGTTCTTACTCTGGCTTTTTCAAATTCCCGAAAATGGGACGACGAGTAGGGGTGGCAGCAACGGCAGCAGGCTCTTCCGTCGCTTTAGGCGTAGCAGCTTTGGGCTGCTCACTTTTAGTAGCCTCAGCTTCAGGAGTAGGCAGTTCCACTACTTCAGGAACTGGATCAGCTTCTGCTTGCTGTACTGCTTCTGGCTGTGCTTCTGGTTCAGCAACTGTCTCAGGAACAGGTACTGCAACACCACGCAGAATGCCTTTGCTTGGCTCACGTACAGGTTGTACCATTGGTAAAGCGGCAGGCACAACAGTCTTCGGAGCAGATGGGCCACCAATTTTATTGATGTCAACTGTGGCTGTAAAACCGTCAAGACCACGGCCAGCTTTCAAATCAATTTCAATGGTCGTACCTTCTTTGATGTTGACCAGATCGTTGACGTAGTTCTTGATGGCTTGTTCAAGATCGGATTGAGGGAGGATGAGTTGCATGATTAACCTATTTGTTTGTAAATACGCATGATGTTTGAAAATTCTGGTGTTAGTACACCAGCATGAATGGCAGCTATTGCATCAGCAACGTGCTCTGCTTTAGCTACCAGTTTTCCCCTTTGTCGAGGGAAGTTAGCAAGAGGATACTCAAGTACTGCTTGAGCAATCATCTCTTCTTTTGTGGCCTGCTTGTTTCCAGTGAATGAGCTTTTCACATCAGCAGGCGCTACTTGAATTATGGGAATGCCCATTGCTCTGAAGCAACCAAGTACGCCACAGCAAACTCCATAACTAACCATTGCTCTGGCAGACTGTGAACCGTGAGGCACCTCAACGAATAGTACTTTAGCACTACGTGCTATGGGTAAAGCTATTGCACAGATTTGTTCTGCCAAAGAAAGGTCTTTGGAGTTTTGTCGAACTTGTTTCCCCACTGGATCAACTGTTTGTATCAGTGTCAGCAGTGGGGTATCCAAGTACCCTGTCTCTAGGTCGAGCATAGCTTCAGCTATGCCCCAGTTACGTAAACTGGGGTCCATTCCACAGACAGGGATTTTCATTAGGCTTTCTTGCCGAAGATAGATTTCTTGACACCAGCGATAGCACCACCAGCCACAGGAGGCTTGCCAGCAGCACCAGCTACGTTCTTGGTTCCTTTACGCTTGTCACGCACTTTGCCAATACCATTTTCATCTACATTGGCAGCAAGCCACTTGTGATAGAACACGCCTTCTTCTAAACCTTGCTCTGCTTCAGTCACCGTCAGCTTGGTTTCAGTGTGATAGAACTTTTGCAGTTCATTGGTTTCTTGCTCTTCAGCCGTATCGTGATACTTGCCATCACCACCTTTGGCTTGCTTAAAGCCAAGCTGACGTTCAATAGCAAAGGTCACTTCTTGATCCAACAAACCTGTCAGAACTGGTACAGCAGTAGGTACTTCCTTCTTCAACTCGTAGTCATAGACGTTGACAATCTTTTCTTCTACATCCTGTGCAGACAATGGCTGATCAGTAGTCAACACGCAGAGTGAATCAATCATGCTGAAGCCCATGAGTGGCAGCTTCTTACCATCCTTGGTATAGAAGTTTTCACCCTTGCCGTTTGTGATCAGAATTCGTTCACGATACTCTTTACCATCTTTGGCAAGGATCAGTTGAATGTACTGAGCACCGCTGTCATAGCTGGCAGCGTAGGCCATTTTGACACGGCCATCATACATATTGGTGTCCCACAGGCCACCACCACCAAGACGGTCTTCTTGTTTTTCGAGGCCATCGGTTGAGAGATTTTTGAAAAATGACATAATTTTATTTACTTTCTAATTTCAGGGAGGGTGAGTTTACTCTTCAGCAGAGTAGAATTTATGCAAATGATCCAACAGAAGTTGGGCGTCATTGTCGATGAATGTCTGTTCACGAGTGAACATGCCCATTGGTCCACGAATACGCTCACCGATTGTTTTTTTGGTTAACCGGGTTTGAAATACGTGTTTGTAGCCTTGCACTTCATCGTCTTCAGTGATGGGTAGTAAGGTGTTGTGATAGTCCTTTAAATCTTTAATAGACAAGCGTTTTGCAGCTACGATGCAGGAGAAATAAGCTTCAATACCTACCCCCTTGAGAGCACCTTTAACCGGAATAAAAGTCTTGGTTTCCAAATTCTTTTCATCCACTTCGTCTTTAACGTGTGCAATGAAAATCACTGGCTTACCAAACTTTGGAACCATTTGCTGCAACAGTGTCTTGAAGTATTGCTGGTAAGCACCCCATGCAGCCATAGTATTGGCAGAAGTCAGTACACACATAGACTCGTACATTTCCATCAGGAAAGTAATAGAGTCAATAATGATGCCATCAACTTCTTCAGGGTTGTCAATAGCTTCTTGCATGTAGTCCAGCACCTCTTGGGGATCGGTGATGGTGATGCTGTTGAAGTTATTCTTGAACGGCAGGCGTTTGCCTGATTCACAGTTCAGATACAGCCATCTGGATTTGCTTCTTATATTACGCAAGCTTGCACTCTTACCAGTAGCAGAGTATCCAACGATGGCTATTAGTTGATCATTAGGTGCAATGGGTTCTTCAATTGTTTCTGACATAGTTTCCTTCAAGGGTTATGAACCAAATAAAGAAATGGGATTCTTCACTTGGTTCGGTTTTATTTACCAGACAGCTTCTTGGCTACGGTCTGCATGATGGTGTTCTCAATCTCGTTAGGAGCTAATGGATTGTTTAGCTTCTTATTGAAAGCATGAACCTGTGCCTGCACAGTGTAGAAATCCATACCACCGTCTACGAGTGTCAATGCAAATTTGACCATCTGATTGTTCCGATTGCCTGAAGCAATACGTTGAGCAAACCAGCGTTCTAGGTTATCCATTGACTCGACCTTCTTCATCTCAGACTTGAATTCTTCATTCTTGCTAGTCTTAGGTATGAACTTCAGTACATCAAACATCGCACCTTCAGTGTTGTAATGGTGAACACCTTCAGCACACGACAACCATTTACGTGATCGTTGATTAGCTTCTTCATCAGTTTTGAATGGAAGCCATTCCACAATAGAGTTCATGAATGCATGGTAGTCATCAGCTTCTAACTCTAAGCGGTAGTTCATAGGCAAGATAATTCTGAAGCGGTTATCTTCATCAGTGTGACGCTTGGTTGTATACGTCATGAACTTGTACTCTTTAAGTAGTTCATGCACAGTAGCGATAGGAGTACCACCATCCACGTCAATCACAATCATGTTGAAGCCAACTAATACGTTCTCTTCTGCACGATGTTCGTTCTTGAATGCATGATTGCACCAATGCAAGCCATCAGCTTGAGTCAACAAATGTAGTTGTTCAAAGGATGCAGTCTGAGCTTCATAGTGATAAGCAAAGTGATCACTGTATGACAACGTTAGTTCATCAAGGTTAGTTTCTTGCAAAGTTTCACCGTGGAAGAACTCAATACCATCAACGAATGTTTTCTTGATTAAGATGTGCTGCTTGTAGCCCCATGCTGTAGCCAAGCTGATCATTTCATTGCGTGCTGCATTACCTGTCTTGTAGAACGGTAATGCTTCGTGCAAGTCTGCATGAGTCAACTCAGTGTCTTCAGCAGCGATATAACGAGCCAATTTCACATAGGTCTTTTCACGGTTCAAGATGATCTTGAAAGCTTCGCCAGATTCTTCTACCAGCAAAATTGCTTGTTTCAGGTTGTCTATTGAAAGCTTGTTGGAACCATCAATGAATGCATAAGCACCAGCCAGCTTGAGAGCTTTGAAGTAACGGTGAGACAGTTCTGCTTTCTGTATTTCTTTGTGATCAGCCAAAGCATCAGCCATTTGTTCACAGCTTTTCTTATAGCGAATCAGTTCAACAGCTACGTCATCTTCCAATTCAATTTCCCAACCAAACCGAGCAGGGTCTGCCAATCCATGAAAGCGGGTTGCCCACTTTGTCACGATAGACGAGTTCTGTGGTTGGATCAGCTTCTGATAAATTTCTTCAGGTGTCTGTGAATGGCTAGCTTTGCGATCTTGCTGACCCCAACCAAACAGGCAACGACGAGCATAGCCAGTCTCAAGCAAACTGTAGAACGCATCTTCAGTAGGGCCACCATCGAGCAGCTTGGCAGGAGTGCCAAACAGCAACATGTTAGTGGGAGTCTTACCGTCAATCTCTTCGTCACGTTGTGATTCTGGAGTGTTCTTGGTCAGCTTCTGTTTGACAATACCTTGGTCATACAACTCAAGATAGAGGTTCAACAATTCAGCAGAGCCTTCAAGATTGGAACCAATCTCATCGACTTGCATATTGATAGAACCGCAATTGGCAAGCAGCAGTTTATTACGCAGTTGCTTCACAGCAGGCGTAGTGCCAGAGTCAAAGGTGAATGGGTAGGCACCAGCACGTTTAAATGAGGCAGCTACCTTGTCAAACTCTTCCTGTGGATCGTTACCGTTCTTGGCAGCACGGTCATTGGCAATGTCCCAAAGATTCTTTTCAGCGACTACAGGGAAGGTGTCTTCCATGAATCGCTTCTTGAATCCCATGAGAAATTCATTCTCAAAGATGTGGACAGAGTGGCCTTTGCCGAAGCCAGAAGTAGCAAGAGCCAAGGCATAAATGTTGACTGGAATCTCGCCACGATCTTTCGTCAGGATAGTTGCACGCATTGCAGCAGCCATTTTGCCGAAGAAGAAAGCAGCTTCAGTACGAAAAAATCCTTTGTCAGTATTCTGTGTCTTAGCGCAAAGCACTTCAACAATTTCTTCTATTGCTGGATGGTGGTTAATTCCGGTCAGGTCAATCATTTAATTCTCTCGTTATGGTAGGTTGAAATAACGGTCTTTCTGTTTGCATACGTCATACGCAGGACAGTAACCGCATCGTTTAGGTTCTCCAAGAATGGTCTTCACCACTCCCACACCTTTGGCTTTTAGGTGGGCATTCGCCTCATGCAAAAAATCAAAGTTTTTAGTTGATCTGCCAGCAGTGGCAGCAGGATTAGCGTAATACTTATACGCGGGATCGGACATCCACAATTCTTCTGAGGTGCATTCAGGAATGCTTTTGTCTGGTGCAGTCTCCAGCTTTTCTAGCTGATGAAGTTTGCTTATCACCCATTGCTGTACTTCCTTTGGTTCCAGCAGCGTCAAGTTTTTAACTATCAGCTTTGATTGTGGATACTTAGGGTTCTGTGCAGCAATAGCTTTAGACCAGTCAGTGAAAATGTAGTTAATGATTCCGTAGTCTTCAGTGATCTTGTTAGGGTTCAACCACTTGTAGATGGACAGTTGCAGACGGTGTTCATCATCACGATCACCATACAACCATGTGTATGCAGAAGTTGACTTGTAGTCTTGGATGATTCCTTCAGCTACTAAGTCAAACTTACCGCCTACAGTCCACTTGCCAACCTTCTTTGTAGTCCGTTGTTCAGTCCACAGTATGATTGGATCGTCAATGCCTTCAAGGTCGTCAACTGTTGGATTGACTACCACGCGTTTGATAACACTTTCGGGGTAACCAAGCATACTCAATGCTTTGGACATGTTGTTGTTAACTGCTTTTTCGATAGAGTCATGCAGAGCAGTCCCTATACGTGAAGCAATCAAGTCACTTAAATCAAAGCCACGACTTTCAATGGGTACACGTTTAGCAAGAACTGCTTGACGTACTGGCTTCATTAATGTGGTTGCACTAATGTAGTTTGGTTCGTTGATGTAGTCGTACTCGTCATTAAGTAACCACACAGCCATAGGCAAAGCTATATCATTTTTGTTGGTGATAATCATTTGATTAACTCCTGTTTAGGGGTAGATTCTTCCCGTATCTTGTCTTGTTGATATTGACGGAGACAGGCACCGGCATAGTGGACTCGTTTCTCAGCGTCATACATAGCACCTTGGCCTGCTTTGCCATTGCCTATACGGGCAGAAGCAGTACGCCAAATAGCTTTGAATTCACAACCCTCATCAAACGTCATTTTCAGAGCACGAATAATGTCTTCGCATTCCGCTTGATAAGAAGGTTGTTCTTCACGCTGAGGATGAGTTACTTTAACTAAATAGTAATTGACCTTGCCACCAGTCAATACCTTTGGTTCAGTAATCATTATTGAATCGGGACTCCAAGATCGTTGAACATCATCGGGGACTGGAAGCCCAGATAGAACACGTTTACCAGAACCACGTCAACAATTTCAAGGGTGCTGTCGTTTGTTTTAAGACGGAAGTGGTGTTGCAAAACTTTCTGAGCTTTGCCCAGATCACTCATGCGAAGTGCTTGGTTATCAGTGGTGATGATGCCATTAAGCGTAATCACGCCAATAGTGTTTTCACCATTTTCTGATGGGACTCGATAGGCGACACTGCCAGCAAGCAAGAAGTAATGCTGCATAGTCATAGACTCATCGACGGGTGCTTTTTCAATCATATGATTTTCCTAAGTACAGAGGGAAGAAAAGGAGCCAATTGGCTCCTGTGCGGGGATGGGTGTAGACAGTTATTTTAACGTGAATGTGGCGACAACGAGGATACCAATTGCTGTCATGACTTGGCTGAATACTATCAAAGCGATAGCAGCACAAGTAAGCAGCACGCAGAATGCCACGTTATCTTTTATAAATTGCTTCATGAAAATACCTTTTTTACTATAGTAAATATTTCATCTTCAGTGGCCCCATTTGGGATACCAATTTCATCTTTCCATGTTGGATAGAAAATAGAGAGTTCACCACCTAATCCAACTTCAGGGTGGTAAATATCGGGGTGATTGTTCCATTGAACTTCACGTACAAGATGCTCATTCAAAAACATGATTGGTTCAATGTCATCACGAACCAAAGCATAACCAGCGTCATGGATTTGGGCACAAGGTCTGATCGTCGTCCTATAAGGGCTAGCACGGACAATTTTCATAGTTGCAGCCCAAGCTCGTGAGTTTAGTAAACACCAGCTTTGACCTAACGCATTACCAGCAGTACGGCCTTCAGCCTCTGCTTCACGGGGAGTCTGTCGATTACCCCGTACAACTTGAGCCAACAAAGGAGTACGCAGTCTCAGGCCGAATGCACCTGTGATGTACCCTTCCTTAGCTGCTTGGTTCAGTTTCTTTTGTACCCACTCAGTACTGACAGCATAGAGTCCGTGGTATCTTTGTTCAATTTCTTTAGCTACTTGAGGTGAGAAGCCACAGTTCTTGACCAGTGTTGACCAAGTACCTTGGTATGTCAGTGCAAAGGTTGGTGCTTTGCTATCTTGTCGTTTGGGTTTGTAATGTACTTCAATGGAATTGATACGAGCTACATCGTGCTCACTAACAGTCACTTCAGTGACTGCTGCGATAAGTTGATCAATGACTAACATTGGACTTCTACATACACTTGTTTACCGCATTTAGAGTAAGGGCAAATTACACTCAGGTAGCTTTCATTACGATTGCAATTACGACCAAGAGCTTCTTTAGCTTGAAACTTGAATTTGGTTTGGCAGTTAGAACACTTTGCGGTGTACTCTTTTTCTTCTGGTAGTTGACCCTGTTCAATGATTTCCATAAGTATCTCCTTGAGTGTTAGAACCAAAGAAACAAAGCCCAGAGTGTTCCGGGCTTTGTCTTTCAGCTTAGATCAGGCAAGCACCGCCAGTGCAGGCTAGTTCTTGACCACCTTCGGTCATGTCATCGAGTTCAACAAACTTACTCCAGTCAATCGTGCCGGGGTACTTGGCAATGAATTCCCTGTACTCTTCTTTTGTGATTTCTTGGAACGGTGCTTGACGATACGAACCATTATCAAAAGGCAAGAAGCTTACTCCACAGACTTCATCAAAGTGTTTGTATACCCATGCACCAGCTTCTAGCCACTCATGGTCTTTGACGTAGATAGTGATTGAAGGCTTGTGCTCACACCAGTGACGTTGGAACATGAGCCAATGCTCTAACTGTTCTATCGCAGTACGATCATCACGCATCACTGCACCATCAGGAGACTCCACTACAAAGCTGAAAATAGTTTCAGTCTCTGGCTTAGTCACACTTGGTTCCCATGCAATACCTTGTTCTTTAAGGAACTGAGTCAATGGGTCTTTGTTGTCTTGACGATAGGTACGAATGTAATGCTTACCGAATCGTGGATGTAAACCGCCAGTGCCAGCATTAGTGAGTTGAGCCACAGTGCCTGAAGGCTTATTGCAAGTGATAGCCACAGAGACATTGATACCAAAGTATCCAGCCCATTCTGTTGCCACTTCACGGGAATAATCACGCAAGTCTTCCAGCCATTGAATAGCTGTTGGGTTTACGTTGTTCAGGATTTCGTGATCCATCACGCCTGTCATGGACACACCAAGCAGACGTTCTTCTTCACAATTGCGTTGCAGTTCTGCATCTACACCTTTGAAGTCTGTCAGTGAAGACTGATAGACACCCATAATGGTTGCTATACGAATCTTCTCTTTAATAACTTCATAACTGTCACCCTTACGGATTACAGCTTCAGTAAGATTACACATCTCGTTAGACAGCAGCAGAATTTCAGAGCATGGATTGCATCCATAATCTGCATCAGCCGAACGTCTGCCCCAACGTGCAGCTTGCTTTCTAGCAGCTTGACGGTTGAAGATTCCACGCTCACCAGACTTGGATTTGATAAGAGCCAACCATTCAGCCATGAAGATTTCCACTTCAGGACGTTCTGTATATACGGCAGAGTTGTTAGCTAAACCACGGTGTCCGTGAGCAGTCCACCACTGACCTTCTTTAGCATCACGCATACGCAGATCAGACAGATTACTCAGGCTGATAAGTGCAGAACGGCGTACACCACCGACAACCACAATGTCTGCAATCAAGCAGCAAATATCATGGACTTCCAATGAAGTCAGCTTACGGCCAGCCGCATGAAGAAACAAGTTGCTAACAAAATCAAATAGTTTCTTCAGTGGTTCAGGACCAGAAGCACGACCACCAAAAGTTTTGAGGCGTGCTCCTTTAGGGCGTACTTTGGAGTAGTCAATTTTTGGAATAGCACCTTGATAAAGGTGGCGAAGCAGAATGCTAAAAGCATTTGCCCAACCTTCTTTGGAATCTTTGACAACGATTACATCGTCTGTCTTATTCACTGTGTCAGGTACTGCCGGTAGCTTGGCAATTGCTTGTCGTTCACATGAAAAGCCTGAGCCAGTACCGTGCATGAGAATCAACAGCATGTCACTAAATTTGCGTACCTTGTCGATAGCAGCATAGTGGCAGTTGTAGGCTGCAATGTTGTTGCGTTTAACTGCTTCACCAGCAGTCATTAGCAATCGCATTGAGGGCATGGTTCTCAAGGAGAAAACTTGATATTGCATTTCTGCTTCAACTTCATGCCATTTAGTCGAAGCTTGTGGAAACTTTTCTTCAATGTGTTCATGGGCAAAATCGAAGTATCGTTGAACAGTTTCTCCCCATGTTTCTCGTCTTTTTTCCTTATCTAAATACCGGGCGTATTTGCTTTTAGCGATGTATTCCTGTTGTGGTGTTTCAAATATTGTTTGTTCTATAGTCATGTTATGTGAAGCTAAAAAAACCACCTAGTTAGGTGGTGTTGTTTAAAAAGACAATAGCTGAACAAGTTCAGTGCCTGTCACGGTTTTCCCCATGTACATGATGGTTTCATGATCATGAAAGTAAATTTCCTGTGTACCAACTAGCGCCTTGTAGCACTTGGCTCCAGTGGGGGCACGTTCAATATCTGGCATTGCCTCACTGAAGTAAGTCTGTGCTCTTAAACTGTGGCCGTCAAAACCTTCTAAATAAACCGTTAGTTTGTTTGGGTCTTTTGTTGTGAGAGCCGAGATTCTATCTTCAAGTGAAGCAAAGTCCAGACCAACAAACAACCATCCGGGAGGGGCTTCAACACATGATTTAATTAGCTTTGCAAAATCCTTTTGACCTTTCTTTTTATTAGCAGGCAGGTTCTGCAAGTTAGGGTTACTACTAGATAGTCTGCCTGATAGCGTACCTCCAAGATTGAAGTTACCGAACAGATAGTGCCATCCATCAGGCCCAAGGGCTGCACACTTCATGGCAGGAATAAATCCCGTCACGATCTTATTTACAGCAGCGTAGTCTGAAAATGCGTCTAACAAGTCTAAAACTTTTTGATCTGTAGTGTGATTCTTCAGGTTCTGAATAGTCTCACCGTCAACCGCTGGTTGCTTATTGTCAGTTAGTTCAATGATAGGCAAGCCAATCATTTCATAAAGCAGTTCCTGTACTTGGGGATATGAGTTTGGATTCCACCGAACATCATTTTTTGGTTTAAGCAACTCAGCATTAGCTTCAGCCATACCGATAACTTTTTTCTTGTAGCCAGCATTCTTTGTCTTGATCCAATTGAGCTTGCGTTGATACGCAAAGTCTTGAACCAAGGAACAATTGGCGATACGATTAACAGCACTGTTATAGTCAGCTTGCAGTTCTACCTCTACTTCTAGCACACGTACCATGTTCAAAGGTATGCCTGTTAACTGCATCTGTATGATGTCAACAGTAGTTGGTTGAAACAGAGTCTCGTATATCTCTAGCTGTTGATCAGCTACCATAGTTGGTTGGTGTTTGTTATACACATACCAAGTAGATAGAGCATCCACTAAGTTGTACTTGAGTAGCTTTGTTGGTTCAATCTTTGTAATGTCTTTGATTTCTTCAACAGCCCAATTGCCAGCAAATTCCTGGGCTTGGACCTTCAGACCTAGCTCGTTACCAGCACAAGTGTTGGTAGCCAAATAGGAAATGAGTTTGGTACAGTCCCACTTACCAAGCAAGATATTGATGCCTTTAAGCAGGCCATCAGTGTCAATGATGTTAGCCATGAACAATTGATAGATCAGCACATAAGCGTCATATGCTATGTTGTGATAAATCACCTTGTGCTTCATTTGCATGAAGAAGTTTGCTAATAGTTCACGTACAGGCCCATTGCTTATTTGTGAACCAAAGGGAGCCGAGACACCATCCCCGGTAGGTAAATAGTCCACCAGAAAAGCGATTCCTTCATGTTGGTTCCAAGAGAATGAAATGGAACCGATTCCTGCCGTATGGTGCTTGAGACTGAAGGCTTCAATGTCACAGGTAAGTGGACAATCCATTGCGAGTAGCTTGTCCAGCCAACCGCTGATTTCTTGCACAGTGTTTGGATAGGCTTCAAACTTGATGATGTTGTCGCCGGGAGGTTTGTATCCTCCTTCCATATGGTTCCCAAGAGAATGCATAGCTGTTTCAATCTTGGGCTTTGCTGATGCTGGATCATAGAACACCGCTTTATAAGATGGGGCGTAAGCCACATGGATAGTTGGATCGTATGAGCAGGGGAGTACATACCCTAAGTTAATGTCCACCTTCATGACACCAGTGAGCACTTTAAAGTACTCAGCATCGGTACACAGTACATACTTAATGTCTTGTTCATGGAACAAAGGCAGCAAGTCAGTAGTTGTATATTCCTTTAGTACGGCCTTAGCAGTTTTCTTTTTCTGGGGGTCTTGGTACAAGTCCACAGCCATGAAAGCATCTTCATCTAGCCCAAAAGGAGTCATATAAGTCTTAACCATCTCTACCTTGTTTAAGTACACGGAGAGTATGCAGACTGTTTTTGAAATGGTGGAATCACCAAAAAGTATGTGTCTCATTAAATTACTATTCTTAGTGAAATGAGGTAAGCCAATTGATTGGAAGCATCCATCCAATTTTTAAGGAATAACTCAGTAGTGTCTTTTATGATTTCCTCAAAAGGAGTAGTTCGGGGAGAGAACTTTGATCGCAAGATAGCTTTCAAATTCTCAGGTAATCCATTTTGAGGGCCGTGCGCTTCTACAAGTGGAAGCAATGCTTGCCATACTGTTTGAGCATCTCGTGTTGCCAGCTTTAGCATATGCACGTTATCTTTCATTTCATCTGTTAGATGCAACGAAAGAGAAATTGCATTACGAATAGGTCTTTTAGCAGTAGCAGCGTTGAAAACAACTCCGTTATACATAAAGGCCAACACTGAAGGATCATCAGTGTTTCGTATTACTAAGCTTTCCACATTGCGTTGAAATGCTTTGTGTTCTGGCTCCAATAGAGTTTCTTTCACCTCTATTCCAAGGTCGAACGTATTCATTCGTAGACACCTCCATATCGTTGAGCTAGCTGACCATACATCACAATCCTGCTTCTTGGACGTGAGAACGCCACATAAAGCAGTCGAGCAACTAGTTTGGGTTGAGTACAGGTAGACAGATTGTCTAAGTCAATGAACACAATGTCGTAAGTAGAACCTTGTGCCTTATGCACAGTGCAGGCATCTCTAGGACGTAAATCAGGATACTTGTTTTTCAACTCATAGTAATCCATCCAGCTTTTCTGGCTGGCGAAGTATTTCATGAGAGATGTAAAGTGTGTCCTGTCTACAGGCACAGGTACTTGTGTAAATGTATTAAATGGAGTTTCAAAGTCCATGTACCGTACATCGAATTCAGCACCACCTACTTTCATAGTTTCAACATCTTTAGAGATGGCGATTATGGTTATTGGTTCTTCTACAGAAACATTGCCAGTAGACAATTGCAGAGCACTGTTGCTTATCAGCTTGTCACCGACTTGGAAGTCTTCAGGCAAGCCACGTTGAGCACGTATATGCTGGTTGAGGGCATTGACTTGGTTATTGCTATAAGCAAGCACACGACCATTAACTTCTTCTTGAACAAACTTCTGGTCTACCAGAGCCATAACTTCATCTGTATCGAGCCAATCAACTACACCGGGAGTAGCCTTGATAGGCTGAAAGATTCCAGTACGGACAGTCTCACGAAGCTGATCACATACAGCCTGAATCTCAGGCACGTCTGTTCTCATAGGTTGAGTTAGTTCAAAGAATGGAAGCTTGTCTTTGTAGATTGGAGACAGGTCTTCAAACACAGGGGGTAGCTGATAGTGATCACCCACATAGACGATCTTGCTTTTAAGCGTACCTTCCAAGATGATTCGGCGTAAGTCTTTATCAATCATTGAGCACTCATCAATGAAAATGATTTCACGCTGATGGACTATCCACTTGTCTTTGATCTTAATTAGGTTGGTTCTGCCCGTTTTATAGTCTTCTTGAACACGAAGTCCAAGGAACGAATGAATGGTGGAAGCTGGTCTTCCAGTTGCTTCACCCAAGACTTCAGCAGCCTTGTTAGTGGTAGCAGTCATATGCACAGAATCAAATTCTGGTTTGATGCCCATCAAGTCACATGACTTGAAGTACTTAGGCATGATTTCGTCAATCAAATGGCCTAGCAAGTACGTTTTACCGTATCCACCGGGACCAGATAGGATTAGTTCTTTCTCTTCTGTAAATAGAAAAGCAAAGAAGCCATCTGCTGCTGCTTGTTGACCTTTATTGAGGGGCTTGATTGGTTTTGTTTCTGTAGTCATAACGAAAGAAGCCCCTCCAAGGAGGGGCAGTAGTAGATGGGTTTGAGATTTAGCCTGTGCTGCCGAAGCCGCCAGTACCACGTTGTGTGTCGGAAAGTTCATCGACCTGAACAAACTCTACTTGTTCAACTGGTCTGATAATGCCTTGTGCAATACGATCACCATGAAAGACATTGATTACTTGTCCAGTAGATTCACCCATGAGCAGTATTTTGATTTCGCCACGATAGTCACTATCAATTGTTCCTGCAAAGGCGTGAACACGGTTTTTAAAAGCAAGTCCACTGCGAGGACGAATCTGCATTTCGTAGCCGGGAGGGATTTCAATAGAAATTCCAGTTTCTACGATAACTTTCTCAGTTCCGATAGTTGATTTAGAAGCGTAAATGTCAAAGGCAGCAGCACCGGGTGTGCCGTAAGTTGGGGTCATGGCTTTACGAACCAGTTTCAGAAAATTGACTTTCATTTTTGTATTCCAGATATGCGTTAGTTATGAGGTTCCTCACAAAGTCCTTGATAGAGTAGTGGGGGCCAAGTTGGTTCTCAACCCATTCGAGTTGAGCTATTGGCATCTTCATAAGCACATCTTCCATGAACGTGCGACGAGTATCGGCAGGCGATACACCTATGTCTTTTAGACGTAGCGTTACAGTGGTTGGATGACAGCCCAATGTAGAGCCGATAGTTTGGAGAGAGAATCCCAGACTGTTTAACCGAATAAGATCGGAGTCTGGAATTGTCTTTTTGGTTCGACGAGTACGGGGCATGATAGCTCCAAGATAAAGATACCTCTAGTGTATCTTCACCTTGGAAATCTATCAGCCTGCGTCTTTTTCAATGGCTTTGCCATCTTTCTCAGAGATACCTAAACGATCCCATCCAATCTTTTTACTACGCTTGAATGTTTTCAAAGCGAGAGCAGAAGGTTGTTTAGTTCCTTTTGGAGCAGCTTTCCAAATCTTGAACAGGTCTTTTGCAAGTTCAGCACGAGTCTTTCCAGTAGCCACAGTTTCTGTGACTTCATCAGACAAGTTTCTTACATCGACTAATTCAACACAGACATTAGCTTCAGGATTTGTATCCAAGATCGTAGCTTCGATTTCTTTTACAACCATCACCACAGCTACTGCATCGACATTAACGTCTTGCACTGGATTGGAGATAACAATGCCACCACCTGTTTGTTGTGTGATAAGCACATCACTATCAGGTGGTGGATGGTTGCCTGACAAAGCTTGAGCCAAAAGCTTTTTACCTGCTTCAGTCTTGATAGGATTGTTGCAACGAAGATGATCGAAGTCCTCACTTGGTAGTTCAGAAACGATGTGGTAACCACAGACACGCATTTTGTTTGCATCGTAGTCAGGCACAGCAATCACGTCTTCAGGGCGAACCTTGCAGATTGTCACTACATCGCCACTGAAGCCAGCTAAGTAACCACGTCTTGCGACATGCAAACCATTGGAGCATTCATTGCGACGATTAGGATCAACCAATGATTCATCCATGTGAACGTAGGAGCCAACACGTTGAGGAACATTACCGCTGTGGCAATCCACATAAGTAAAGCCCGGATGAGCACTTTTGGAACGTTTTTTAAGTATCTTGTAGATGACGATGCTTCCATCTTCAGCTACAGGCAGATCACCACGTTCCATGAAACGCATTAAGTCTTGTACTGAATGACTACGCTTGCCTGCTACAACAGCAATACGTTCCATGAACTTCTGCATACCTACGGTGTGCGTTTGTTCATTGGATCGTTTGAACTGTTGTTCCAGTTTGTGAGCATCAGGAATGATGTTTTCACCGACAACGGCAATGATAGTTTCAGCTACTGATTCTTCTGTTGCTTCCAGAGCAGTACGGTTGATACCGTTCTTCACTGGTACAGCGTGAGCCATAATGTCTTCCATTGCTGACATTATTGGTGTTGTGCTGCTTACGCCTAAAGACATTTCTTCGATGGGTTGGTTTTGTTCTTCTTTGTTGCTAAAGAACGCAGCAAGCTTGCTCTTAGCAATACGGAAGAACTTTACTAGACCACTGCTACGTTCTTCGTAGGTATTGAAGGGGTTATCTAAATTTTCTGGATAGGCATCCAGATCAATCTCAGCAACCGCCCCATTGCCATTAGCAAGAATGGGAGTTACTGTACGGATAAGGTTTGCTAACCTTGTGTCACCTTGAAGGATGACAACTGTTTCGCCATTTTCTTTGTAGAAAGTAGCTTGTTGCGTATCGACTACTACGCCTATCACTTTGATGATATTGGTCATGTTTTTTACTTGATTAGGAAGTTGATAAACTCAATCAGAAAAGCGGGATTGCTTTTGATCTCTGATGTGAAATATGGATTTATACAAGCTAAAAACTTAGAGTTTTTAATCTTGGTACAAATGTCTAATGTGGCTTGATGCTCTGGAAGTGAATCAATATCTTTCTCTGTGTCTGAAACAACACCGTCCAGTTTCCACCGACAGTTCTTCAGTATATGGTTCCAGAGAGCCAAATACTTTTTGTCCTGTGGGTCAGTAATGAATGGCAGTTTGAAATGATTAGCTACTTTTTCGTTTCTCAAAAGTATGCTGTACACATCGTTGTAGAGGCTTCTGCTACTCAATGTTTGATGTGCCGTTATGTGATTAAGAATCACATCAGAATTTGTTATGTAGTTGACAACATCTTTGATTACGTACTCTACGCCATCTTCAATTCCTTTCTCTTTATAACGTGTGTACTGATCAAGAGTTTTAGCTACTCCAGAAATCGAGCCATACATTTCAGCCACAACATCAGACATGTCGCCTATGCCATCAAGTCTGTTCATACCTTTTTGTCCGTCTGTATCACTACATAAGAACACGCAAGTAGGCTTCATTACTCGTTTAGCACTGGCTTCATACAAACTATTGGCATGGAAACCACTACGTCCAATACCTTCGCTTAGTGCAATAAGTCCTAGTTGTCTTACAGTGTTTGATTTGACACGTTCAGCAGGGCCAACAGCTTCAATGCTTTCACCGGGTAATGGTTTGGTAAGATCAATTACGTTGTAGCCATACTTTTCAAAGAATTCGACAGCAGCTTTTACTTTGGCTCCTACACGGGGTACGTGATAAAGCAAAGTGCCTAAAATACCATCTCCTATGAGAGTCCCTTCTTTTGCAATACGCTGTGTTACGTCTTTACGAACATAGTGAATCACTACATTAGGGCGAGCATAACGAGGTATAACATTTACAGGTGCTTCAAAGTTAGCAGTTGCTTGTTTGCATTCACCAATACCAACAAAAAACAATCGGTTGATGTTTAGATCAGAATTCTTAATCATCCTTCGCATTACAGGCCGCACGATGTGTTTACCAACCCAATTGTCTTTCTCGTCATATCTACCCAACTTATTACGTTGGACAAAGCGATATAGAGAATGTGCTTTGCCATAAGCAAGCAAGTCGATACTCTTTGCCTTGTTTATTCGATTAAGGTAGTCCTTTTTACGTAAGTTTGGTTCCATTCTTTGTGAGAAGAATGCACGTTTCATCTGATTAATATCAGTAATCATGTAGTCAGTTTCAAACCAAGAAATACGATTAAATACGTTTTTGCCTAAAGGCAAGTCCATATCTAATAGTTCAAAGTTTTCAGCTTTTTCCACCATTTCAGATAACAAAATGTTGTTTAGGCTATTAGTCTTTTGCTTGGCGTACTCAAGGAAGTTATTAATCAAACCATTTACGGTATTGATAGTGTGTTCCTGCATAGACAGAGATTCACGACTTGGAGTGACACTGATGCTGTGTGGTGGAGCCAACAATATTAAGCAAGCAACTGGAGTACCGCCATAAGTATTCTTTTTAGGTAATCGTTCCATTATTTCACAGGCTTTCATAAAGCCAATGACGCCTTTTTGATCTGCTAATGGGTAAATTACATTGCCATAACGCACACAAATGCTCAAGCTTGTGTTGAATTTTCCATCAGGTAATGGGTTTTTATTTAGGATTGCAAAACCATGTTTGGCTGTACTAAATGGAATAGTTTTGCATTCAACTTCGTTGATCAAAGCTTTCATTTCACCATTGGCAATAACAGTTTCCATCAAAGCACGGAAAGCAATGTGGTCACCACCCCGCATATTGATAGAGACTTCCAAACCAGTTTCAGTGGTGGGAAAGGATGTAATAGGGATGATTGCTGGCTTGCCACCTACCTGAGCAGAAGATTTGCTCATGCTATAGATTGTTTTGGTTCCTTCATGTGCTGAAGACACTTGGAAATGGTCTGTGTATGCGAAAGGAGCTTTGCAACCAAGACCGAAGCCACCAGTTTGTAGGCCATCATTTTTCTTGGTGCTATTGCCGTAAACACCATAGATAGGGCCAATTTGATCACGGTGGATACCTTTACCGTAATCACGGATTGTAATTTTGTCTGAAGCTATGGTGATACGTATAGGAGTATCAGTGCATCCTGCTTCGACGTGGGCATCCCAAGCATTGCAAAGAGTCTCACGAGCAACGGCCAATTTTTGGTCAGAATAAAGCGTACTGGAAAGAATCTGAAAGAATTCTGCACTGTCGCTGATACCCATATGAATGGGGGCTGAACCGCCGACAACTGCATGAGTTACGTGATCGGCTGTGTGGTTTACTTCCATGAGAATTCTCCTTGAGGGTTAAAAAAAGCCCCTAAGTAGGGGCTTGAGAGCTAACGAACCAAAACAAGGATAGAAGGGTCAACCTTCAAAGTAGTGTTCTGGTATTTGGCGTCGATGTTGAATCCAGCCTGTCATGTTGCCATGCAGTTCTGGGAAGCGCCATACTTTTTTGCTGTGGATAGCGTCTGTACTTTCACCAAAGTGGTAGTACATACTGTGCTGACTATCAGGAGTTACTTGATGTTCAGCAGGGGAAGCATGTACAGGCTTTGTAGTGATTAACTTGTCGTACAGGTCTAAGTCTTTTGTAATGTCACGACTACCACCAAAGGTAGCGTAACTAGACCGAGCACAACGAGCAGCAGAGATACGAACCAATACTTCTATGTATGGCATTTTGTACTTGGTAGCAGCAATATGTGCAGGTTTAATATCTTTAAGATCAATCCAAGGCAGATGCCATTCACCTTCTTTTAAAATAGTTGCAGGAGTTTCATCCAAGGTGCTTTTCATTAACGTAGCTAAATAACAAATTTCAGGTTGTGCATCTGGGTGAATACGTAGGTTCCAGAAATTAGCCAGTTTTGCCGTTGTCAAAGTAACGTGCATAAGTTGCCACGGTTCTAGGATACGGTTAGCGAGTTGCTTATGTAGGTTCAATTGAACCAACAGATAAGCAAACACGCATACAGCCTTGCCTGTAAGCAACCAGATATTCATTGCAGCGGTTTTACGCCAGCCAGTTAGTTCTTCTTTAGCCTGCATACCGGGACGATTGACACCCCAATATGTAGGCATAGCTGGATTGCTCCAGACTTGAGAGAGAACTTTCTTTACTGGAATAGCACGAGAACTTGCAGCACTACGGCTGAAGTCTTTGTGCGTCATTATTTCCGCATGGATAAATCGTGGATACCTCAAGTAGAAAGTCACAGCTTCAACACCAGTAGTTGCTCGACTGTTAGTCAACACTTTCACTTGGAAACTGGCATTGTGGTTGTAGCGTACAGGTTTTAGTACAAGCCATAGGAGGATTAACGTGAAAAGAGCAAGGAAGTACAGCATGGGTTTTTTCAGATTTAATAGCTAAAGGGGGGGAAGTACAGTTTAAGGTTATGGTTTTGCCACCAGTATTGCGAACTTTTTGTTGCTTTACAGAAGCATTCCATTCAACAGATGTTTTATTAATGATTTTTGTGGCAGAAATTCCTATTAAAAGGTCTTTGTCTAACATGGTTATGTCTCGATTTGTTTATAGAGTCCGGTTGCGCTTTGTTCAAAGCCGTTACGCATGTACATGCGTACTAATGCTTTGTCGTTGGGAGCCATCGCAGTACCCACAACAATGTGGTCAATGCGAAGGTTTTGGGCCATTTGATCAAATGCTTTAGTCACATCAGAGAACTTACCCGGCCCATCCAATAGTTTAATCAAAAGCTTTTCTTCAAGGAATTGCTCGCTAGAAAACCATAGTTTTACGATGCTGAATAGGAGTAGGTAAGTTTCTTCGATGATGACGGAATGAATGTCTGGGTTTTCGTTTTTGCAAGCAGTACGAATTAGTTCAGAATCAATAGTGGTTACCCACTTTTTTTCTGCACGTTCCCAAACACGAGCATTGACATAGGCGTCAATAGCTTCTTTATCTGTATCGTTTATTGTTCTAATTTGGATCATAAGTCTATGTACACAGGTACTCCAAACGGGACAGGGTTTTTTACTTTGCCAACAATTACCCAGATAATTGGTACGCTGAATGGCAGGGTAGCCATTGGCGAGCATTCCAAGTCTGTGAAGATGATGGCAGCAGTAGGTTTACTTTCAATAATGTCCTCTCGGACATGGTAGAGAGATGTACCACCACCTGTTCTGATGATTGAGTCAGTGAATAAATCACTGTCTTTAATTACAGTTCTTTTAATAATGTGAGTATTAAAGAGTATCTGTACCATTTCTTTAGGAGCATAAGTACGCTTCACATAATCAAATTCAGAGTTAAATCTGAGAATGTCTTTCTGTGTGACAGAGCCAGATATGTCTAAGTAGTAGTTAAGCTTTGCAAGCTTACCTTCGTCTTTGTACCTAGAAGGTAGGTACATGGTTGTGTAGCGTCTGCTAGGACGTTTCCACGTATGACGAGTTTCAGCTAGATCATTGAAGAACTTATTCAATAGGTTCTGCCAAGGCACAACTGGATTGAGATAAGCAGCAATGAATTTAACTACTTCTATAGGTAAACCACCGGGAGAACCTGCTTGGTTAGCAGCTTCAATAGCTCGTACCACAATAGGTACATCACTTGGTTCTTCATCTGGTTCGTCTGAAGGAGGCATGTCATCCATGCTGTTAGTACTATCACCTTCTTCGTCTTCATCAGGTGGAAGCAACTCATAGATTTGCTCTTCAGTCATACCGTAGTACTGTTTATCTAGGCAAATGTCGATTCCACCTAAATCATCAGAGCCACATGCGTAACCTTCTTTAGCAAGTCCTTCGTTGATTACATAGTCACAAGCAATGTTCCACCGCTTATGTGTTCTGGTTCCACGACGAACACGGTGCAGTCGAGCAATGTGCCATAACTCATGGAGCAAAGTAAAGATACGTCCTTTAGCAGTGCAAGCTGTAAACCAATCAGGATTCCAGCGAATGACTCGCTTACCGATTTGAGCAGTCTTAGGACGACTATCAAATACGATTTCAAAGCTGCACATGATGTTGCCAAGCAGTGCAGCAGTAGAACCAAGAAAGATACTGATCTTTGTTTTGTCCAGTTCCTTTTCAAGTAGGGCTAAATTCATTTGATCTCCATTCTTTTAGTGCTTTTTTGTATGAACATATAAAGCAAGCGATTTGGTTATTACGTTCGCTTTTATCTGCTTCTCTTAAAGCATCGTTGATGCTTTTGTAGCTATAAGCTATTTCATGCCCACATAAATGCTCAAGCATCAATATGCCGACACCATCAGTCATAGGTATGACATACGCTTTGACTGAGTGTTGCATCACATATGTGCTTGAAGTGAAATTAGCGTAGCAGCGAATGTGGGTTCACGGCGTAGTTGTGGAAAACGAACCAATGCCATTCGATAGAACAGCACTTTCAGTGCCAGATCAAACTGATTGGCATAGTGGGTTAGTTTGCTTAGGTCGTCACGTTTGTCTAAGTTGACACCAGCAGCCATCATTGAGATAGTTGCCCAACGTAGGTCAAGACCAGAAGGTACAGTTGCAGTACCAGCTAGGATGCTTGCCATAGAAGGCAACTGATCATAGACAGCAGTGAACTGCACAAACTCTACGGCTATACCAGCAGAGATAGTTCCTGCAAATGCAGGAGTCAGCATTTCGTCAATCTTCTTATCATTGCCAGATACTTTGACTAAACGATCCACAAATTCCCATGTACGTGGGCAACAGAACGTTTTGTCATCATGGTTTGGATCAAAATTCATGAGGTAGTCCTCATGCCTTGACAGGAATGCAATGACTTGCTGTGAGTACTTGAATGGGATTGCTACGTCCTCCAGCCACTCTTTGAAATCAACTTTCAGTTCTACGTGGATAACACGAGACTGCATGGCAGTAGACATATCAGATACGAATGCTTTATCTGTGGTTAAGTTACCAGCACAGATGATTTGAACGTCTGGGTGTAAGTGGTGTTGACCAACCATTCGATCCAAGATCAGCTTGTAAGCAGCTTTTTGTACTTCCTTCTCGGCAGAGTTGAACTCATCCAAGAATAGAAGCCATCCACTTTTACCGGGAGGTAATGTGGAGATTCCATCAATGGGGAACAGCCCTGCAAAGGGTGCAAAGTCAGCCATGCCATTGTTGAACATAGGCAAGCCTGACATATCTTCTGGAGCACTTGTAGATAAGCGATGGTCAATCAATTGAAGATTGCCCATTTGTGCCAGTTTGTGCGTAATGGCAGATTTGCCAATACCGGGCGATCCAGTGATGAATGGTACTAAACCAGCTTCAAGAATTTTGGCTACTAAATAAGTAAGCTTGCGTGGGGTAACACGCATAGCTGAAGCAAGGGTGCTCATATTTAATCTTTCTCCATATGAATTTTGTAAAGTGGGGTGTTTGTTTTAGCAAACTGAGGGTCATGAGCTTGACGCCATTGTTCGCCATCGTTGTAGAAGTAACCCACCATTTCAAGATAGGCAGGGTTATCTGTGCTTGGTGGTTGTGCTTCAATAGCAGCTTTTATTGCTTTCCTAACTACGTCACGGTGACTATTCGCATTGTTTAAGTAGAAAGTCAGCATTACTTTTTGGAAGCTATCTATCATTAGCTCAGTGACTTGAATCATTTAAACCTTTTCGCTTTCATTGATTGGTTCAGACGACCAAACGAGGACTTATCATCCTTCCATTTGGCTTTCTTTCTTGGTTCCGCAAATGTCTCGTCTGAGTCGTGGACATGCTTTATTGCATTAATAAAGCGTTCTTCCAAAGTCGGTATTTTGTTAAATACGGTGTCATCTACCCCTAGAAAAATAGGACGGTTGCCTTGTTCGTAGGGGCCAATAATTACTTCGCAAATGCCTGTGCCTGTCATTACTTGCTTACGCATGGCAGCGTGTATTACTTCAAGGTCTTCTTCACGTAGTCCTGTCATCCATGTACGAGGGCTAGGAACTCCGGGAATACCGAACAAGTCCATAGTCTTGTTGTCTTCAGGTTGCTTCATCAAATTTCTCCTATGTCCCATTGGGTAGCTAAGTGCTCTAGCCAAGCATTGCGCCAGTCCTGAAGCTGTTGCTCATCTGGATCAGCACCGTTCAGTACAGTGTGGGTTAGCCACAGACGCTCACTGAAATAAGGGAACACCATGTCTTTGACATGTTGAAGTGCTCCTTTTATTTCCAGTCTTTTAGACTTCTTTAACTCAGTCACTAAAAGTAGGGTGTAGAAGGCACCTATCACGCTGAAGCGTTCAAAGGCAGTTTTCTTTACGTAGTCTTTGGCAAGATAATTTCTTGCGAGACGATATGGATTATTGGCTTTACTCATGGTTATTCCTTAGACCGTGCAGCACGGCGGCGTTGATTAGTTAGGTGACTCACTAGTTCAAGGTGAGCAGGGTTACAGCAAAGGCGTTGATTACAGAGATGATCTATCTGTTTTTTGCCGGGGATATAACCAAAGTAATGGGTGTAAACAACTAAATGTGTTGCTACGGTTTGTCCATCAAGGGACATTCGACCATAGCCCCCGCCACGACCAGTACCAGAGGTAGGGCCAGTCCATAAATGGCAAGGGGATGGTGAATTAGAAAGAACAAACCCGGTGTCCTCGATGGAACAACGGGCCTCTATTTTAGAGATGATTGTTGGTCGTCTATCAGACGGGGGTGAACAAGGCATTGGGCTTCATGCACAAGTGCATCGTTGTGGTTTGGACGGGTTGTCCTTTCATAGCCAAACAGATTTTGTTAAATACTTCTTCTTTGGCCTGCTTTTGGTGGCTAAGATACAAAAAGAAGATTGCTGAAAACATGATGATCATTAATGTCACCATGTAGCATTTAAAGCAGACAGCTTTAACAATGCTTTTTTTAGGTTCGTTGAGCATAAAAATTCTCCAGAAAGTAATAGACAAAAAATATGCCAGCACGAAGCTGGCATTGAATTGTTTGGGTAAGTATCAAACAAAAAAGATCAGGTTACGGTAATACACGTCTACGGGGTGTATCGTGATAAGTACGTTCCCATCTGTCTTTGCAATCACTGGATGTGCAGTTTTTGGCTGTATTAGGGAGCCACTGCATGTTGACAGGTTTGTCGCATCCACCACTGGCAAGCGGAATGATGTGATCAACGTCCCAACCTTTACAGGTTCGTGAGTGCTTCAAGTTGGCAGGACAAGGGAATACTTTGACGAACTTGCGTACTTCAGCGCCACTACGGATAATGACATTCTTGGCATCCCTAGCTGGAGGGCCGCACCAACGAACGTCATCGACAGCAGAAGCTGGTATACAGATACTGGCTAGCAGTAGTCCACAGATAAATAGTTTGCTTTTCATAAAAGTCTTTCAGGTTGAGGATATAAACTGGAGAACCAGCTAGTTATTATCCCCAATTTCTGTCTTAACCTTTAATACACAGTACCTGTTTAAGTGTGTGGACTATTTCAACCAAATCACTTTGGTTCGCCATGACTACATCAATAGATTTGTATGCACCCGGAATCTCGTCAATAACATCAGCATCTTTGCGACATTCAACACCTTCAGTTTGATTTATCAGATCAGCAAGAGAGAATTTCTTTCTGGCTTCTGTACGGCTCATAGCTCTTCCAGCACCATGACTGCATGAGCAGTATGATTCTTTGTTGCCTTTGCCTTTGACAATGTAGCTACGCTGACCCATAGAGCCAGGAATAATACCAAGGTCACCTTCACGAGCACGGATAGCACCTTTACGGGTAACCCATAGGTTTTGTCCAAAATGGGGTTCACACTCTACGTAATTGTGATGGCAGTTCACTGCTTCATGTGTTACATGAAATGGTGTTGGAATTTCTTTTTTTAGCGTCTCTATAACTAAATCCATCATTACTGCACGGTTTGCTAGTGCATAGTTTTGCGCCCACGACACAGCATTTATGTAGGCATCGAATAGTGGAGTACCTTGGGGAAGATAAGCTAAATTGTTGTCAGGCAGTTTGATGTGCCATGTTTCACATTCTTCTTTAGCTTTATCAATAAAGTATTTGCCAATAGCATTACCAGTTCCGCGAGAACCAGAATGCAGCATTACCCAAACATTGCTGGCCTCATCCAAACAGAGTTCAATGAAGTGGTTTCCACCACCTAGTGTTCCAAGCTGGCTTTCAACAGTTATATTTTTTGCCTTAATTAAAGGATTTACTTCAGCAAGGTTGCACCATTGGCGGTACAAAGTTTTGTTGGTTTCCCAATGTTTACTTATGCTGGATATATCTGCGTGGTTGTTAAAGCCTACAGGAATAGCTTTTTCAATTTTGTCTCGCAAGATTTTTAAAGATTCAGGCAGATCGTTAGCAGTCAAAGACAAACGAAGTGCATTCATGCCACAGCCAATATCAACACCTACAGCAGCAGGAATGATTGCTTTGTGCGTAGCAATGACAGAACCAACGGTAGAACCAATTCCAGCGTGTACGTCAGGCATTACAGCTACACCGTTTCTTGCGATGAATGGCATTTGAGACAAGTTTTTAAGTTGCTCCAAAGCAGTGTCTTCAATTTGGTCTGTCCATGCTTTGATAGGCACACTATTGGGGAATTTGAGTACTTGCATTTAGCTATTCCTTTGTACAGATACGGTAAAACTAATCAGATGAGTCATCTATCACTTCAGACATTGCTTCAGACTGTTTGTTGTTTGGGGGATTAGCATCGAATGTGCCAATATAATCAGCACCATGCTTGGTGCTGTATAGCCAGAGATCAACTTGATCTTCCGTCATAGTTGTCTGGATACGGATTTGGGCGTAACTGCCATCTTCATGGTAGGCATACGGCCCTGTGAAATCTTTGGTAGATTTCAATTTCTTCAACTGAGCTAACAGTTTATTAGCATCTTTGGTTCGTACATCAATTCCGACCCAATTAGTGACAAGCGTTGCACTGATGTTCTTCATAATGTTTTCTCTCACAATTAAGCGAGCATGTGGTTTGTTTGCAAGCCAAGTGCTTAAAGCCTTGGAATCGTCTTGAAGAAGGCCGGGAGGCCAGCCTGTTGTAGCCGAAGTCATTGTGAATTTTGTTGAGTAATCACCTGTAGAATTCTTTATTGCATTTACGAAGTGCTATCTGTTTGATAGCATCCTTGTTAGACTGGCTAATGGGCTTCTGACCACCATGCCAAATATCGTTATCACAGAGTCGTATGGATTTGTCTGTTAACTCAGCTAATTTACGAGCTTCTTGTAAGGTAATCATGATTCAAATTCCTTCTTCAGTTGTTCATACATTTCATAACGTTCAGCTTTGAGTTGCTCTTCTTTAAAAAGAAACTCAGACAGTGTTTGCATAACAGACTCAGCCATTTCATGCGTAGTGATGTAGCAAGAATCTCTGTCATACTTATTTTGGGTACTTAAAAAGTCTGAAGCAAGAGCGTCAAACTGTTTTTTAGTGATGTTCTTATAAGAAGCATCTGTATTAAGCGCATATGTCATAGCAATCTCATGTAGGATTTGGGAACCAAACCAAAAAATACGGCATAATTTCTAAGATAGGCGACAATACAGCTTTCTTCCCCTTTATAGGATTTATTATGAGCAAGAGTAATGATTTCGAGACTGCGTTTCTGGGTCTTATTTTTAACAACACAGGCATTGCAAACATTGGTGATGCTATTGGTGTACGCGGTTCTACCGCTGCTGGTAGTTTGTTTGTTACGCTGCATACTGCTGATCCCGGTGAAGTAGGAACTGCTGTCACAAGTGAAACCGCTTATACGGGTTATGTCCGGCAAGGTGTTGCACGCTCTGGTGCTGGTTGGGTTATCACTGCAAACAGTGTTTCTCCTGCTGCAAACATTGATTTCCCTGAATGTACGGCTGTTCCCGGTACTGCACTAACTCACTTTGGTGTGGTTACGTCTGCATCTGGTGCTGGCACGTTGCTGTACAAAGGTACTTTGACACCTAACATCACTATGGCAGTTGGTGTTATTCCACGGGTTAAGTCCACCACGACTATTACTGAAGATTAAACTTAGTAATGGCAGTAGCATTCGTTAGCAAGGGCGCTTTTACCGCTGGTATTGGCGCTCTTTCTGTACCTATTCCCGTTAATACAGCGGGAAATTTGCTTGTTCTTTTTATAGAGAACGCAAATGAAGCTTTTACGAACCCATCAGGTTGGACTCAAGTTTCTAACCCTAGTGATCGTACTGGTGGGAGTGCTGTTGCAGGTAGTTTGCGTTTAACCATTTTATATAAAGTTGCTTCTGGTAGTGATACCGCAGTAGCTATGCCTGATTCTGGTGATCACCAGACAGCTATTGTGATGCAGTTTTCGGGTGTACATGCCACTACTCCGATTAATGTTGCTGTTGGTGGTGCAGCCGCCGCTAACACTATTTTAAATTTTCCTGCTGTAGTTACTACTGTCCCAAATTGCTTAATTCTTCTGACTGCTGCTTTTGATACTGATGCTAATAGCACAGCAGTAGGTAGTGGCTACACTAATTCAAATTTAACTACCATTACAGAACAACATGATCAGACCTCTTCAGTTGGTTTTGGTGGTGGTTTTGTAATTGTTACTGGTCTTAAAGCAACGGCTGGTGACACAGCTGTTACGACAGGTACAGCTAGTTCTAGTCTCGCGCATATTTACCTTACTATTGCTTTAGCTCCTTCTGTTGGTACTATTACTGAAGCTGATGGTGCATCAATTGGTGTTGCAAGCACTTCTGGCACATCAGCTATTAAACTTGGCGGTGTTGGTGCATCAGTAGCTGCTGCTACTACTTCGGGTATTGCAACTAACTTAGTTGTTAGTGTTGGTTCTGCAAACGGTATTGCAGCTACATCAGCTTTAACAAGTAACGCACTTGCTGCTAATGGTTCTTCTGATGGCATAGCCAGTTTAGTAGGTGTATCTTCCACAACATCTAGCAGTTCTGGTTCGTCAATTGCTTCTGCTACTAGTTCGGCTATATCTGCCAATCAAGTTATCAGTGTTGGTGTATCAAATGGCGTTGCTAATACTGTTGGCGTTTCATCTGTTGTTATTACTGGCGTTGGTTCTTCAAATGGTGTTGCTCTTGCAGGAGCGTCATCAACAAACATAGTTGTTGCTTCTGGTTCTTCCAGCGGTGTAGCTAGTCTGTCAAGCACAAGTTCTGCTACTTCTGGGAGTGCAGGTTCTTCGATAGCTCAAGCTACTTTGTCTGGTGTAAGTGGCAACATAGTTTCTAGTGTTGGTTCTTCTTCAGCCTTAGCTACTGCAAGTGCTACTACCAACAATGTTGTTGGTGCTAGTGGTAGTTCTAATGGTTTTGCGCTACCTTTAGGTACATCAGCTACTAAACTTTCTGGTGCTGGCTCTTCAATCGGTGTTGCATCTGTATCTGGTGCATCGGTTAGTAGCGTTGCTACTACAGGCTCTTCCAGTGGTACGGCCAGTCTGGTGGGTACGAGTTCTTCTACTTTTGTTAGTAGTGGTTCTTCAGTTGGTAGTGCTACAACTTCAGCTATTTCAAGCAACCAAATTACCTCTTCTGGTTCTGTAGCTGCTACAGCCACAGTTTCAGGTGATACGCTTGCGATTATTGGAGCATCTGGTTCTGCTGTAGCTATTGGTGTTGTTGCTGGTGTAGGTGAAATACCTCCTGTTGCTGCTAGCATTGCCGAAATTATGATCGGACGGGGTGGTGCATGGTTCACTGCTACGCCTGCGTCAAAGTTTGAACATAATGGTACTCCACTCACAACATATGGTGGTTTCTTCACCCGGTGGCGTGATAGCTCTAGCAATGGCAACCACCTTGAAGCGATAGATGTTTCACACGTAGGTAGTACTAACAGTCCACCACCGGGCGCTACGATTTTTGATAAGTTCACAGCGGCTGATGGCGGTGGTGCAACGACAGGTTTTTACTTGTGCATAGCGGCTAGTTTTGATAGCTACTATGGAATGCTGTTTAGCGATGTAGCAGCAGCTAATACTGGTTTTGAGATTACACACGATGGTGACCAACAAGCCCATTTCTTCAGCATTGGTACAGGAGCTTCTCGTACAACAATGAAAGCGGTGATGGACACCGCTATTTACACTGCTACAGGTCCAGCGACTTTAGAGTTTTGGTATGACGGTTCAACGATGTACGCTCGGCGTGACAAAGGTGCCGTTATTAGTCAAGCTTGCGGTGCAGTGTCACCGGGTGGGCCAGCATTCCGTATAGTCTCAAATACCATAAACACCAATGCCGCCAATGGTGTTTATCGTCAGATCACGTTACTGAAGAACTATGTTCCTACGTTAGCAGAACGGAATGTAATTGCCACTGAGTCGATGGCAGCTATGGTCGTTTCTGGAAATATCATTGAAGCAACGGGTGCTTCTACAGGTATTGCT